ATATATTAAAATTAAAAAAAATTAATAATTCATAATTAATAATTCCTCACCCATAGTTTGAGGTTTACCTTTTTTAGCAGCAGCCGCCTTAGCAAACTCTTTTTTCTCCCATTTATATACATCATTTGGAAACCATTCGGATAATAAAGGAAAATCATAATAAGACATTCCAAATTTACCATTAACCGTCTTTAAAACATTAGCTAATCTTTCATGGTCAGTCCTATCAAAATCGTGATTAGAATAATAATTTTCAGTTTTCCAGTAAGGGGCATCGACATAATGAAATGTTTTATCAGAATCATATTTTTTAATAAGGTCTTCAAAATCTAAATTTTCAACATGGGTTATTTTTAAAAAATACTCAATCCAATTTGGTTTTAGTAGCTTGTCTCTAAATGTTAAATATTTTGATTTATATTTCCCTTTAAGGTCAATATACGAACTCGTTTCAGGTTTAGAACCACTAAATACTTGAGTTACAACATACACATATTTAGCCGCGACTTCATAATCACAATCTTTAATAATAAAACCTTCATTAAAAATTTCAGTCTGAAATTTTTTAAATTGTTCTTTTAAATGTTGGGGTGTATTTTCAACCCCTAATTGTTGACATTCAATTGAATTAATAGCTAATAATAATTCATTAGGATTTTGTAAACATTTGAATAAATTATAGTTTAACGGGTTGAAATCATTATAAACTATTTTTTTTAAATTAGGGTACTTACTCAAATCCATATTAAAGTAACACCACATCATACCTCCAAAAGGTTCTGTATATATTTCCATATCTTCAGGATAATATTCCACTAACCATTTACCAATTTTTGATTTACCACCAATCCAACTTAACATATTTTTATATTTTTTTTACATTATTTTTTATATCATTAGTTTCATTCTCCAATAAAACTAACATTTTTCTTATTTCTCTACCAAAATCCATATCATTATGATGGATTTTAGATAACTCGTATATTTCCAAAATTAATTCTTCTTTATTCATAATCTTTTTTTTTAAAAATAACCATAATTTATCAATTAATCAATTTCTTTATACCTGAAAGTTTATTATAATTCATAATAACAAATATATAAATAAATTATGGAAAATATCGAATTTGCAGAAATAATAAATGAAACCCCTAGTAAACCATGTAATTCATGTAAATCAAAAAAAGGATTAAATTCTAAACATATTCTTATGATTACGATTAGTGTTTACATATTAGCCAGTTCTATGTATGGAACAGTTAAATTATTTAATAACTTAATTACATTATTCACACGTTAACTAACGTGTGAATTTTACATGTAATTTAACAAACAAATCACCCATATTAAACCCTTTCGATTTTACTCTTAATGGTTTTGTAGTATCAAATTCATTTGGCATTTTAACCGAGATTTTCCCTTTAGGGTGTGGGATTTCGATAAATTCTTTATTAAGACCTTCTAAGTCAAAATAATAATTATATATTAAATCGTCATTATATTTTTCAAAATCATCACTGTTATTTAATCTAACACGTATAACTAAATTACCATACATACCGTTAGAATAATCCCCTTTACCTTGAATCTTTAAAAACTGTCCTTCATCAATACCGTGAGGTAATTTAAATGTAATAGTTTCGTTTTTACTTTGGGTTGTATTACCATTACAAGAATTACATACTTTAGTATATTTAAACCCTTTACCATTACATTGATTACATGTTGTTCTTAAAATTTGAACAAATAAACCAGTACCTATTTGTTGGGTTATAACACCATGGCCATGACAAGCATTACATGTGTTTTTTTCACCACCTTGACCATTACATGGAACACACATATGTTTTTGTTGGTAGGTAACGGTCTTCTCACTACCATTATACGATTCAGTAACAGTTATATCAACATCTATCACTTTATCAGGGACACCTCGTCTAGCAGTCTCATTTCTAATACCACTAAAGAAATCATCAAAAGGGTTAAAACCACCCCCACCAAAATTTCCGAATGGGTTTCGCCTTTGATTATCATACTTATTTCTTTTCTCTTCATCACCTAATGTATCATAGGCTTCAGATATTTCTTTAAATTTATCTTCAGAACCTCCTTTATCAGGATGATACTGAACGGCTAGTTTACGATACGCCTTCTTTATTTCATCTTGTGTGGAATTTTCTTCAACACCCAATACCTTGTAATAATCTTCAGTATTCATTTACTTATATTTATTTAAAATTAATTATTAATTATGGATTATAACTATATAGTAGTTTTATTTAAGAATAAAGTAAAAAAGAAAATAATCAATAAATTTAAGACATTAAAAAATGCTGATGAATTTTATCAATCATTAGTTAATGAAAGTAATAATGTTATTTTCGAAAAACGATTTGAAAATGGTTCAGAATCCGATTATGAGTTATTATTAATAGAACGAACTAATTCTAATAGTGAACGTTATTATACTAAAGACGAATTTGGTCGTCAACTTAAAGTAGATTTGGATTTCGATGGCTTTAATGTTAAAAAATTATCATCATACAAAATAGATGAATTTTTTGTTGATTATACCACAAAAAAAAAGATAAACTCAAATGAGTTTATCTTAAATTATTTATCTAAACCGGGGTTAAAAATGTTATCAAGTTTAAATAATAAAATCATACTTCAAAACGATGATAATATTAATTTATTTACATTTAAAACAGAAAATGATTCATACCGATTTTTAGATAGTTTAACCAATTTGTTTATTTCTCAAAAAAGAACTGATTGTATGTTTGTTAAAGATATATCGACAGCTCAAAGAAAATCATTATATCATTTATTATCTATTAATGGTTATCCAAAATCTTATCTTTTTCGTCATTCAACGACGTTTCCTGTAAAAAAATGAATTCAGTACCGGATATGTCTATTTTGAATTTAGTATGACTCTTATCTATATCTCTAAAATTTTTTTGTACTTTTTTGAAGTCTTCATCATTCAACTGAAAAACAACCGCCATCTTTCCATCAGGGAATAAATTCTCACTAGCTTCAACTATTAACGCTAGTTTTTCGATTATCCCATCAATACTCTTGTGATTTTTTTCCATACACTTAATTTCTCTTCTTTTTTTGGTATAATTAGTTCTTTATTAACCGATTTAATTTCATTAATTATTTTTAATTTATCGTTATTTAATTCGGTTAAATCTTTTTGTTTTTCACTCTCCAACCATTTCAGTTGAAGGTCTAAGTTCTTCTTCTCCATCTTCTAATTCGATTTTTTCATTCTTTATTTCAAATGACAAAGTTTTTAACTTTCTCAATGTTTGTTTTTCAAAAATAACTTTTAATTCACTAACTTTATCCTGAAATAATTTTTCTTTTTCTTCCCTGTCCAAATTATATTTAATGATACTTAAAATATCATTACTTGTTTTTTCAACAGCATCTTCATTAATTTCAGAAACAAACGAGATTAACCTTTCAGTAGTTACTTTTGATTGTTGTTCCATAACTTTTTCTTCATCAACGTATTTTTTAGGTAGCTTCCAACTAACAGGAATACTAACATCAAAACTAAGATAGTTTTTAAGTTTTCTTATTGATTGTAAATAAGGTAATAACGTTGAAAATTCTTTATATAAGCTCATAATTAGTGTTTTATTAAAAATGTTAAAATGTACGATATTGATATTCCAATCAATAAAAGTTCCCTACTACTAAAATACAACCTTTGGGGTTCTTTATCTAGTAGGGAACTAATTATTCTAAAAACTGTTCTAATAACAGTTAGAACTGATAATATAAATAAAAAAAGATATATTGTATCAATATTATTCATTATTCAGTTTCTTCTTTTTTTCTTTCGTCAAGAATTTCTAATCTAAGTTGTTGTAATAACGCCTTTAATTGTTGAGCTGACTGTCTAGCTCTAGTACCGGCACTTTTATTACCTTTAAAAAACTTTAAAGTATCAACAGATAATTCTTCAGTCAATGTTTTGATTTGTTCTAATGTTTCCATTTATTTTATTGTTTTATTATTTATTACACTATATAAGTTAATTTTTTTAATTCCAATGTAAATACAATCATTTAATTTTATTCGTCCATATTTTTCTCCAACACTTTATAAATCGATGAAACCATATCTAAATCAGATTTAGTAAAAGGTTTTTTAGTGTTAAATAAATCATCTAAAAATTCTTTGATGGAATACCTAATATCGTCTTCTTTCTGTTTATAGAAAGTTTCATCAAAAAAGGATTTAAAGTACTCGTAATGTTCTCCTTTGTAATTAAAGGTTATATTTTCCTTTTTAAAATTATCGATTGTTTTATTCCAACACCATTCAAAATGTTTATCATTATCATTATCGGTTAATTGGATTTTGGTTACGTTAGACGTGGTTGTTTCACCTAAATACGTTTTTAATATTAACATATTCAATGAATATGAGAAATCATAAAATAACGTTAATTTTTCAGTAATAATATTATTACTTCTAAACCAAACGTCAACATCTTCGGGTGACAATGGTTTTGTTATATAATTAAAAAAATTCTCCATAGATAGTGTCTATGGAGAATTATATGATTCTTTTTAAATAAAGTAAATTATTGTGTTTTTCTATTGTAGTTCATTAAACGTTGAATTTTATTAAATTCTTCATTTAAAACTTTTTCTTCTTTCTTAACAGACTCAAGTTTTATATCAACACCTTTACCATCCTCATCACCTACTTTATCAGTAACAACAGGTTGTGCCGATTTATTATAAGCCATTCGTTTAGCTTTAGCTAACTTATTTTCTTTACGTTTCTTATTTATTTTTTCACCTAATTCAGTTTCTTCAGCGTTAGCCCATTTTGGATTATTACCTGTTTTAGATGAACCTTCGATATTATCTGATACCCATTCTTCATTAGGATGAATCTCATCATAATCAAGATTTTCCATACCAGGTCTCATAAAATCATCAATAAATTCTTTTCCTTTTTCTGACATTCTATAAGCTTTAGTAGACATCTTTTCTAACTCACCGTTTCCTTTAGGGAACATTTTAGGATTCATTGAATAATCACCTTTAGAACCGTCCTTCAAATAATCACTCATTTTTTTAGTAACAGATTTAATGTTTTTTTCATTTTCATCACCTGAACCTTTATGTGCCTTTTCATAAGCAGCCAACCCTTTTGGTTTACCACCAATGTTTTGTAATTTTTCTTCTTTAACGATAGATTCAATTAAATCAATTAATTCCGATTCAGTTAATTTAACAGATTCCTTATGTTCAGCACCTTTATAACCTTTAATATTTTTACCAAACTTACCTTTAGTACCTTTTTTCTCCATAGATTTAGAAGCCCTTTGTATGAATTTTTCATCAGATTCTTTAGTTTCCGATTTTTTATGGTCACATTCACAATTTTTCATACCACATTCAGGACAAACATTTTTTTCTTTTCTCATGATTTCAAAATCCTTACCTGATATCTTACCATCTTTATTTTTGTCCAATTTTTTTTGACCACCTTTTAACGATTCATTTAAACTTTTACAATTGTATCTGTCAAGTAATTCTAAATCTAATTCGTCAGCATCGCCACCTTTAGATTTGATAACCGCTTCAACATTTTTACAACCTTCAACATTTGTACCACTATCAGAAACTTCTTCCATAGTATAATCAAATTCATTTTCAGGATTTAAATCTTCTTCTTCAAACTCATACATCATTTTATCACCACATTCATTACACTCTTCACCATATTCGTTAATTTCTTCGATTTCATCATCACCATAATCATCACCATCGTCATCAACTTCAATAAAATCACCAGGATTTTGGATAAGTTTATTTAAAATATGATTGGTTCTTTCTTCTAAAGTCTCAGTTAATGCTTTATTAACTAAACTTTTTACATTTTTATATTTTTTTTCCATTATGTTGTTTCTTAATAAATATTTATTTTTTTTTATTTGTTATATTATGATAATAAGTTTCTATACTCATAAGCTATTATATTCTTAATAACCGATTCATTAATATTTAATTTTTTACTAACATTAGTAATAACTTTTTTTAATAAATCATTTTCGAATATTTTTAAAGCATTTATATCGCCTTGATTACAGTACGGGAATTTTTTACATTTTTCCTTTACTTGGACAAATTTACCTCCAGGTATTTGTGTTTTAGATTTACCTTTCCAATCTTTTTTACTTGTAGATTTAGCCCATGCTGAAGTTGTTTCATATGAACCTGATGAAGATGCTCCTGTAGCCTCTTTAGTTTCGACTTTAGTTGTTTCTTCAGTTTCACCAAATAAAGGTTGACTATATCCACCGGCACTTGACGCTCCTGTCGATTCAGTTTTTTCACCTTCTAATTCTCCATCATTTTCACTTAAAGATGATGTAAATTCATTATTAACCATAACGCTCTCCATACTACTATCCGTATTTCCGGCCATCATTTGATTATATTTATCTTTTATTTGAGTTTGTATTGACATAATATTAAATTTTTAAATAAAATCCACCTTGATAATAAATATTTCGTTTTGTATCAATACCAACACCTATTGAATATATTTTTTCTTTTTTAGTTTTTATTAAAATGGTCGGTATCAATGTATGTATGAAATATTTATCGGTAATTGAAATATTACCTCCTAAATAAAGACGTATTTTAGGTAAATCTTTAACAATTGTGGTTTCTTTAATTACCATTTTATTGATATGTGAATCCCAAGTCCTTGATTCTATCTTATTATTAAAAATAGTATCAACGATTGAAACATATCCTAAACTATCTCCCATTTTTAAAGTGTCTTTATAGATATTCTGACTATAATAATTTTTAATAATACTTAACGTATCAATTTTATTAGGTATATTGACGTATATAGTTTTTTCTTTAAAAATAGTTTCACCCTTTTTAAATACGGTTTTAGTTACAGGGACATATATTGTGTCAACGGTATGTTTCAATACTTGATATGTCTTCCCATCGACTTTGATGTGTTTACCGGTATCATCATTATGTGGTTGACACATTCTTAAAAGCAAAATAACAATAATAAGAATTATTATTGTTATTGTTTTAAAATCAATTTTATTTAAATTAAATTTCATTTAATCTTTAATAGTTTTTTTTCTTGATGCTAAAACTTTAGCCCATTTTGATTTAAACTTTTCATAATAAGTTTTTAATTTATTAACCATCTCAATGAATTTTTCGTCAGTTTTAATCATATTACCATTAATATAAATCCCATTTTCTTCCCCGATTGAAAAAAAGAAATCAATATCAAAATCAATTATTTTTCCTGACCATTCAACATTTTTTGGATAAACATTTAATTTATTGAAATCCGCCATATCGGATACTTCTTCAACAAATTCTTCCATTGTTTCTTGGAACGATATTTTTTCGTCGGTTGTTAACTCTAAATCTGTTTGTTCTTTACCGTGTAATACTAAAATACCACCGGAAATTCTATAAGCTTGTTTTTTATCGTCTTTACTTTCAGATTCATCGTCAACTTTTTCAGCTGTTTCATATTCATCATCTTCGATTTCGTCTTCAATTGCCTGACCAATATCGTACTTTTTAGTTATATTATCAGATTCAACATCATCCTCAGTAATGATACCATATTTACTTTTAATATTTAAAACATCTTCATTTAGTTTTTTATTACCCAATAAACTTTTAGATGCTTTTAGTAGTTTTTTTATTTCGTCGTGTGTATTATTCATTTTCTATTTTTTTTAAAAATTCATCAAAATTAAAAGCCGGACTAACATCAGTATAATCAACATCGTAATTACTTCTTGTTACCAACCCTTCATATTTTTCAATACCATTTATTTTAGTGTTATGCCCAACGACATTTGATTTAATTGACATTTCATTGAATAAATGTTTACATAAATCAACTGTTGCGTTTATCTGAGATTCAAGGTAGGGTTGCCAAAAATAATAATCCCTCCATTTCTTCTCACAAACCACTCCATTATAAATATCACCAATCCAGTTAACATAATACCCTTTTAACGGTTCTTTATGTAACCAACCTAAATTTTCCAATGAGATTATAATCGAATTACGATTAACATTTTTATCATTAAAAAAATTACTATATTCAACGTTAGATAATAATTTTAAAATTTTACCTTCTCTGGATATTACATAGTTAGGTATTCTATCATATTCACCATTATGACGATATTTTAAACCCACTAAATAATCATTAATACCTCTTGAGGTATGGGTTAATATTATTTGTTTCTTTTTCCTTTGTTTTCCGTTGGGTTTAAACTCCCCGTATTTTATAATATTATCCATTATAATAAACATTAACTAATAATATTATTTTTTATAAGTCAATCTTTTAGTTTTAATAAAATTATCATTTAAATCAACTTTTTCAGTTTCAACATTTGTTTCCACATTAGCTTCTTCAATCTCATTATTACGGAATACTTCGAATTTATAATCACCATTATTATCTATTTGATTATTAATTATTTCATCGTTATTGAATCTATTATTATTCTCATTAGTTTCATTACTAACTGTAGTTATAGTTTCATCATTTTGGTTAGGGTTAATTAATAGTTCTAAATTTTCACGATTAACTTCTTTTAGGGTTTTACTCAAAGAAGTATTACGAAATAAGTTAATTAACGAACTGTTAAGTATTTTTTTTTTACTCTCCTTATAAGTTTCAACATTTTCCTTTACAACATTTTTAACTTCAGGTTCATCATCCAAAGTTTCTTCATTTATGATTACTTTATCATCAGTGTTGGTTTTACCGTCATCATAATTAACAAAAAAATGTAAAGACGTTAATGAAATAATAGGTAATAACCCACCTTCTAAAAATGCTAACCATCTTTTCAATGCGATTGTATCGTCTATTTTAGAACCTAACGCTTCCCAAACAGGTGAAGTCAATTCCATCCATGATTTAAATAGGTCTCCATTTACATCAATCTCCTTATATGAAAAGAAAATATTACCTATCATTTGAATAAATGTAATTAATCCGAACATAATCCAAACACCACCTTTTATTTTATTAGTTGCAGCAACTAAAGCTGTCATAGCACCAATTTCAATAGCGATTGATAAATAAATCGCCCAACTAATTGGATTTGCTAAATTATACCATGAAACAACATGTGAAATTGAAATCCCCGCAACTAAAATGATAGGTATTAAGAACATTGTTCTATTTGGATTGTTTTTTACCCATCTAATTATTTTATTCATTTCTTATTTAAGATTTCTAACTCTTTATCAATCTCAGATTGTCTATTAACATCTAAAATTTTTCTATCGGTTGATTGTATCATTCTTTTTTCACTTTTCAAACCTTCAATTTTAATTTCATTCCTAAGAATAACATTATGAGAATCTATTTTAGTGTTTAAAATCATATGTGATTTAACAAATTCATCATTTAACACATCAATTCGACTATTGGTAGTACATGTCTTAAAAAAGACAATAATAGTTAAAAATGTTACAATTCTAAGACCCCATTGGTCGATATAATTTAGTACTGATTTCATTTTATTTTTTATTTTAATTAATAAATATTAACCTTATCTAATTTATTATAAATAATCAAATAATTCTGATGAATTATTACGTAAGACTCTCAACGCACGTTCTTTAATTTGTCGTACTCTCTCCTTGGTTAAACCAAAATCATTACCAATGTCTTCTAACGTTCTTTGCGTACCTGTCAAACCGAAATAGTCCTGAATAATAGCTTTTTCTCTTTCATCTAAGATATCTAACAAACCTATTAATTTTGTTTTCAACATATCTTTAGTGTTAAAAATCTCATCAGGCATATCAGCACCATCATTTTTAATAACATCTATTAATGTATCACCATCTTCATTAATATTCATATCTAAAGCAATTATAGACGGTAAGTTTAAGAATTTAGAATCTAAAGTACCCCCTTTATTATCAGCCTCTTTTTTAGCTTTATATAAATCTTGAACAACATTAACCGGTAATCTAATAGTTCTAGCGTTATCATTTAACGATTGTAAAATTGATTGTTTAACCCACCAAACCGCATAAGATATAAATCTTAAATTTTTAGACCAATCAAAATTTTGAATTGCTTTCAATAACCCTAAGTTCCCTTCAGATATCAAATCTGAGAAACTTAACCCTTGATTCTGATATTGTTTAGCAATTGTAATAACAAAACGTAGATTACCTTCCAAAAGTTCTTTTTGTATTTCGAGTTTTTTACTATCAGTTATATCCGATGATAACATCATTTCTGATAATTCTTTTTCTCGACTAGCGGTCATTACTTTTATTTTACGAATGTCTTTTAAGTAAACTTGTATTTCGTCTTGATTAATTGTCATACCTGTATTTTTAGTTTTCATATAAATTAGTTTAATTGTTTTGAATATTGATTAAGCAAATCTAACTCTTTTTTTGTTAATGAACTATATCCTTTATCAGAAATTTTTTCAAGGATTTCGTCCATACTAGGCTGTAACGATTTTTTATTATTCATTCTAATAATTTTTTTAATCTCGTCTTCTTCCTCACCAAACATTTCCATCATTTCAGAATTAAAATTCGGCATAATATTACCAAAATCATTCAAATTTTTGATTTCATTATCAAATTCGGTCATTTTATCAGGTTTTGAGTCTCCAAACAAATGTTCAGCAACATCTTTCTCAAGTCCGAATGACAGATTGTCATTGGTATAAGGTAATAAAAAATAGGTGGCGTTAAAAATACTTAAAATTATTTCAACAAATTCAGTGACCGTAGGTAAATCATCAACAGACGAAAATGTATAAACTGAAGCCTCAGGACCGTAATAAAAAGATATATTAGTATCATCAGTTAAAATTGATATTTCTTGAGCAATTTCAGACACAAACTCATCTTGTTTTTCATGTTTGTCGAATAAAAATAAAATGTACTTATTTTTTTTAGTTTCCATAATATTAAATTTTATACAAATATACCTATTTTTTATTACCTACCAAATTTATTTTAACCTATCTTAACATAGGTCATAAAATAATCGGATAAATTATCCATTATTTGGTCATTCACTTCATCCATAAATTGACTAATTGTTAAAACGATGACTTCATCTAACCCACCCAATTCTTCATTCAAACTTTTTTTTAAATGACTAAATGTAGGATAAGTCCCATTTTGAATTTTTTCACATACTTTTCTCGCATTATTATGTTCAACACTGATTAATACAATTTGTGTATTCATATTAGTTTATTTTAATAGATTTCAGATACAAATATACCTATTTTTTTATTACCTACCAAATTATTGTGTCACATAACTTACATTATCTATCTTTTTAATTTTAACAACATTATCTGACCAAGTACTAACCAATGGATTATGAGTGATAACAAATATTTTTTCAAAATATTCTTTAATTTTACCAAAAAATGTTGAAACCATCTCTAAATTATCGTTAGATACCTTACCAAAAATTTCGTCAAATACCACTATATTCGGTTTTGGTAATGAACATATTTTACTTAGAACTGACCTTAGTGATAGGGATGCAATACTTCTTTCATATCCTGACCCAGACGCCATATTCTTTTCAACTTGAGTGTTATTATCAATCATAATAAAATCAACTTCATTCTTATCATTAATTCTAACTTCTAACCTAAAATGACAACTATCTTCAAGTAATCTTTGAAGTTCAGAATTTATTAAAGGTAACATAGTTTTCATTATTATTTTAGAGATTCCATTCTTACCGTAAATTTCTAAATAAAGTTTGTATATTTTCTCTTTACCCGATTCTTCAATAATTTTTTCGATGAGGGATAAATTATGTTTTATCTTTTCGTTCAAAGACTCCATTTGATATTTGTTATTATCAATTTTTCTGTTTACCGTATTTTTTTCGGACTCTAATTCGGTAATTCTTTGACCCGCTTTAAGTAATTGAGTTTCTATTTTATCATTAGCTAAAATCTTATCCTGTAACTCATTATACTTTTGTAATTTTTCATTCAACCCTTTAATTTTAAGGTCAAAAGATTCTATACTTAATTCGTATTTCTCCTTAATAAGTTTGTTCTTTTCATATTCATCAAACTCTTTTTTAAGTGTGACAAAACCCTTTTCTTTGTTGGATAATTCACGCATTAACCCATCAATTTGGTCTTTTTGCGTAATAAATCCAGCAAGTTCATTAATTTTTGCTTGTGTGATTGAAGCGTTCATTAAATCAATACCACAATGTTCACATATAATACCCCCACTAACCGATGATTGTAGCTTCTCAATAGACTTAATCTCAGTTTGAACTCTAACTAATTCTTGGTATTGTTTGTTATACTCATTCTTAACCTCATCGTGTTTGTCTTCATGATAAAATTCACTAGGTTCAACTACCTTTAATTCGGTTAATTGTTTTTCAACACCACTTCTTTGATTTTTTAACAACTGTACTTCATTAGAAACTTTATCAGGTGATAATTGACTAATTTCCCTATCAATATCGGTATGTTTACTTTGCATCAAACTATCTCGATATTCTTGACCTTTAATTATTCTCTCTTGTATATCAATTAAATCTTTATGTAAATTCACATTTTCATCTGTCATTAATTGAATATTATTTTTATAAGTTTCAATATCAGTTTTTAATGATTCGGTGTTATAAACATTTGAAATCATCGATTTAGAAAACTCACTATATAATTCCTTAGCCGACTCTTCTTTTTTCTTTAAAAAGTCAAGACCCATGAATCGAGATAATACTTGTCCACGAGCCGTAGGTTTTGAATCAATTAAGTCTTCGAGATTTGTTGCTGTCGTTAATATAGTCATTAAAAAATCATCCTTAGTACCGATGGATGTTTTAATAAACGATTCTGTTTCACGTCTTTGTTCACCGGTGAAGTTTTGTAAACTACCATCCGATAATTTTTTGAAAAAATCTAATTCAGTTTTAACATTCCATTCACCGTTTTTAGATAATTTACGAGTAATGTTTCTCTCAATAATATATTCATCACCATCGATAACTATTTCACCTTTAACAGAAACCGTATTTTTATCCGTAAATCTATTAAAAATCTCTTCAGCTTTAGTGGTTTTTGTTGTCTCATTAAAAAATAAGTATAATAACAAATCAACGGTTAATACCGACTTCCCACCAAAATTTGGGGGATTTGATTCAACAACCGAAATACCATTACATTTTTCAAAATCAATTTTTTGTTTTTCACCATATGATAAGAAATTAGAAAATTCGATATTTTTAATATACCATTTTTTAAATGGTGTTACCTCATTTTGAGATAAAACCATTTTATTATTAACTTGAGTATCTAAGTCATATATCTTATCAAATAAGTTTTCATTATTTTTAGATTTTAAAAACCCTTTAATTAATTCTAATTGGTAATTAGTATCTAAAATATTGAATGAGATATCAACATTATGATTAACCTCATCAACCGATTTAGATTTAGTAATAATATTAATATGTGTCGTATTATATTTCTTTTGGAAATAATGTTTAACACTTTTAATTTTTTCCTGTGTGAAATTTTCCGCATAATCCTCCCAAACAACCTGTATGTAGGGATTATCTAATTTTTGTAACTCTAAAGTTTCTTCCATTTTAATCAATAGTTATGTCGTTTTCACTATTACCAGACATTGACGCTAATCGTTCTTTAATCAAAGCTAATCTTTGTTCTAGCATTTCTTTATACTGTTTTTCCATTAGTTTTTGTTCATTAAGAAGCCGTTCATTTCTTTTTTGAACTTTTTTGCGATGTTCTTTATCTCTTTTTCCCATAGTTGTATATCAATTATTAAATTATAACATTAAATTTTAATATTCTCAAATCATTTGATAGGTCGATTTTCTTCAAACCACTCAATTATTGAATTGATTGCCCATACTGCACCTGATGATAAAATGGCATCAAAAAACCAACTATACCATAACGGAGTATGAAACAAATGATTAATAGGTGAAAATAAAACTAACGATAAAAACCAACCTCCGTGAAAACTAAAACACATCGGACAAGTTAATATACCTGATATAAATTCACCTAAAAAATTTAATGGATGATTACCTTCGCCCCATTTTTTAAAACTATTACGAAGTCCTTGGAATATTGACCCATAAACCATAATATTCATTAACCCGTAACTTACTATAAACCAAACTATAATTTCCATATTTACATTTTTTGACTTAGATTAGACCCTTTTAAATAAACCGCAGTTTGTTGTGAATTTAAAGATTCTAATTTTTTATTTATTTCTTCTAATTCTTCTATTTTTTTATTTTTTATAATCAATTCTTCCCTCACTTTTTGTAAAGTATTTTCTAACATTTTTTGTTTGTGATTCGCATTATCAACTTCCTTAATAACTTCAACAATTTTTTCAACTTCAACAATTTTTTCAACAGTATTTATTACAATTTTTTCTACAGGAACTTCAACAATTTTTTCAATAGTATTTGTAATAATCTTTTCAACAGGGATTTCAATTATTTTCTCAATAGTGTTTGTCACAATTTTTTCAACAGGAACTTCAATTATTTTTTCATTAATAATTGTATGAGTTTCACCTGATACATAAATTATCTTTTCAATAGGGACTTCAACTTTAATTTCTCTATCAATATATTCAATAACTTTAACTTCAATTGGTGGTGATAAAACTTCAGTAACCTTTTCAACTATAACTTCCTTAATAATCTCAACAGGTATAGTCTTTTCAACAATTACCTCCTTAATAGTCTCGACAGGTATAGTCTTTTCGACTATAATTTCTTTAATAACTTCAACAGGTTTTTCGACTATAATTTCTTTAATAATTTCTACAGGGATTTCTTTTTCAATAAAAACCTCTTTAATTACTTCAACTTCTTTTATAACTTCGATTTCTTTTACAATTTCTTCAACATCACCACCTAACAAACCATATTTTTTAACATCAAAACCTTGTTTAAAACATTTATTAACAAATAATTGAACATCCTCAATATTATTAGTTTTACAAAAACTGAGGATGTCCTTATTATATGAATCATTAATTTTAAACATTTACCAATTTTTCACTTTCCTTAATAATATCATCATATGATGTAATTCTAAATGACATGTATGGTTTTGGATTATGTAAATCAACATAATCATATTTCATAGTTGTTAAATCTAAAATACCATAACCATGTCTATCAATTTTTTCAGAAAAATTTTGAGAAATTGTAGAACCAATCATATACCCCTTACCATTTTGTATCTTAAATTCTTGTCGTAAATGGATATCACCACACAATACAACATCTAAACCATCAAATTTAGTAACAGGATATGCTTCCTCTCCAAAATCAAATCCTAATTCAGTCTTCATTCCTTGAATAGGTCCATGAAATAATCCAACTTTAATACCCTTGGCATCTGTTATATCAGGTGGTATATTACCTTGAAATTGTGAGTAAACACACCAAGACACGTTTTCATCTTCGTAAACACCTCTATCTTTAAAATAAAAGATATTAGGATTATTTAACGAATTAATGATAGGTGTTAAAGTATCTAACCTCTCTAAGTTAGGTATAAAATCATGGTTACCGGGGATAATCACAGTCTTTGAAATGTTTGAACATTCTGTCAATATCCAACTAACCATTTCAATTAATTCAGGTGTAACTTGGTTTTTAGAATGTACTAAATCTCCCGTAAAAACAATTCTATCCGGTTTAAGAGCTCTAAATTGATTTATCATATCAGTTAAAATATCACGATACAATTTATGGTCTTTATACATTCTAAGATGTAAATCCGAAAAATGAACTAATTTAGTTATCATGTTTTATTATTGAATTAAATTTGTTTTATTAGTTTCATCAAATAACGCAAACTCAGTATTTACGTGTCCACAAGAATCACATTTGTATGTCGGAAAGGGAACTAATGTATCTTCACTTTTACCAAGCATTAAACCAGGTACTCGTTTTAATAAAGTAACCTCTTTAAAGTACATTCCTTTACAATTTTCACACTCAACGGTGGCTTGTTGTTTTAAATCAATTCTAGGTTGGTTAGTTTCCATTTAAATTAAAATTTAGTTTATTGTTTATTATGTAGTTAACTATTATTTTATTATTCGTATTATCCCACGTTGTGTTGTAATACCATTTGATATTGTTTTCCATGTTTAAACTATAATTTATTTTTTTATTTTAGTCAAATATTTTGACATATCCATGTTAAGAATAGTTGTTTGAATATCTTTTGGTACTCGATATTCTTCAAATTCACCATTTTCATTTAGATGAACAACAATACAACCGTAAATTTTAATGTCTTCATATTTAGAACCTTTTAACATATCCAATAATAACTTACCATATAATGGCAATTGTGTAAAATAATGACCTAATGCAGTATCATCTAAATTATCAAATGGGTATTTCATTTTTTTAGTAAACCGATTTGATTCAAAATTTTTCTTTTTATTAGTTTTATAATCAGTTATAACAATACCAATATCATTTTTTTCTTTATTGTAAAATAACCATCCGGTATCCGCTTGTCCTGTATACCCTAAATCATTTGAACCAAAAACTATTTCAGTATCCAAAAGAATACCATCTCTTTCTTTCATTAACTCCAAATACTTAGTTCCCGCAGTTATCATTGAGTCACCTTTTAGTATTTGTGTAAAATCGACCTCAAATATAGGTGCTCTTACTTCTTTATCGATACCGAACATTTCGACAGATTTTTTTTCAAGATAGTAATGAACTCTAGACCCCATATTTGTTGAATATGCACCAGCATCACTCCATTCTTTTAGTAAACGAGCCTTTTCTTCAGGATTACCTTTAGATTTCTTTTCGGCAATACCATCAGTGTCAAATTCAGTATAAAAAAGTTTCATCACTTTCGATACGGACGGCCAATCAGACCTTAATACACCATTTTTGTCAATCATAGTGTAAGTATGTGTATCTTCTAAAAAAGTTAACTGTAACTCACTTCGTTTATTTTCTAAAATTTTTAAAATTTCATCTTTAATTATTAATATATCACTCATCTCATATTATAATAAAATTCATTTATTTCACCCTTTAAATCACAAACATCTTTATCTATAGGTAATTTCAAAATTTTTATTTTACCATACAAACCACCACCATTTAATTCATGATATAATTTAACTCCGTTATCGAACGCATCACCATCTAAAGCGATTATTATATTACCCATAGCTCTATTATATAAACTAGTAAACAATAACTCTGACATATGTTTACCTAACATAGGAATACTATTAGGTAAGAAAAACGAATCAAAAACACCTTCAACTAAAAAAATATCTTCATTCCAATTTATTAAACTTTCATTGAAAATGATTTCATCCTTCGGTGTTTCAGGGTTTTTATATTTTGCTTTAGTGTTCGGATACCAACTTCTAGCAATATAATAGTTCAGTACACCCATTTCGTTAAATGAAGGAACTACGATTCTACCAGAATGACTTCCACTATCACAAAAACCTATTTTATATTTATCGATAATTTTATCAGTAATACCTCGACTAATTAAATAGTTATATGCTGTACGTCTAATAGGGTAAGCATTACTAACCTCTTTAAAGTATTTAAAATTATCAGGTAATTTTAATTTCTTAACCTGTTTTTCTTTTGGGGTATATTGTTCTGGTCTAATAACTTCATACACTTTTTTTTGTTGTTTTGTACCGTATTTATCGAATAATTTACCTAAAGGACCGTGAGTATTATTAACCTCGGAACAACTCCAACATTTATATAAATGTGAAAAATAATTAACTTCTAAATTACCTTTATTCCTATCCTCATCACATTCGGGACAATTGAATGAAATTTGCCCCTTATGTTCATAGTGTAAATGTTCATCACCTAATACATCACGTAATAAATCCACTAAAATTTCACTATCATCTGACATATTTTTAATAATATAATAAATTAACTAATAAATCAACCTTCACTAGTTTTTGACTAAGTTTATATTTATAGTTAAAAACTATATAATGCCAACAAATATAACAATAAATAACATCACAGGGACAACACCTTTTAACATTTATCTTTGTGATAATCTTTCAACAGTGTGTGTTTATATTGATACTATTTCAACATTTCCATATTCATTCGATGTTCCAACTATAATGAATAGTCAAAATGAATTTAATTTAAAAATAGTTGATAACAATGGTTGTGTCAAATACGACACATTATCCGTTTAATATAGGAATTATTATTCAAAAGTTTTTAATAGATACTATATTTATTAAAATATATTTTTTTAAATGAGTTGTAAAGCATATTCGATAACTAATCAAGGAGCGGAATTATCAACGATATCGTTTGAACCTTGTTGTACGGAAGAATTAAGTTCGCCATTATCAGTATCACCTGAAGGGTCATTTACTATTCTTTCAAATTCAGCACCTGTTGGTGAAATAGGTAGTGATTTCTTAATTGAATTAACTGAAACACCGCCATGTTACTGTTATAGATATAACATTAATAATAACTCAGAAACAACAGATGCAATAATTAATTTTGAACCTTGTTGTGATGAAGAATTAACATCACCAATAACAATAGGTTTTGGTGATAGTATTACTATTTGTAGTACTAGATATCCTAACGGTACTTTTGGTGAGTATGTTAATATTAGTATAGTTGAAGAAGACCCAATTTGTTGTTATTGTAAAGAATTTACATTAACTAATAATAACGAAACGGAATCTATTGATTTCACATTTACACCTTGTTGTTATGGAACGATATCCCCTATAACAGTTTCAGCCTCAACATCTGTAGTTGTTTGTTCATCAAGTTACCCAACTACAGAATCTGAATATGGTATTATAAATGAAAGTGATATTTTATGTGATTGTCCTGAACCATGTACTGAAGAATTTTATTGTTTAACTAATACAGGGTTTGATATATATAACGATAATTTTACATTAGCGGGAACGTATTATACAGCACCTTATTGGACTGGTAGTACTAATGGTTATTACCTTTATTATAAATACACGTCTAACCAATGGTGTTTATCGAATACTTTGGGTGGTGACTGTTTATTGGCCGGTAAATCACCATGCTATAGTAATTGTCCTGATTTATTTGATGAATACTTATCGGTAGGGATTTGTCCTACACCAACTCCAACACCAACTAATAATTGTTCAGTTTTAGATTTTAATACATTTTTTGATTGTTCGCCCGTTGATTGTACGACACCAACACCTACAACATCATCAACACCTACACCGACACCAACACCAACATCGACTAATGTATGTAATAGTATTATAATCGATGCTAATGTTGTTAAATATACACCAACACCTACAGCAACGCCAACAGTTACTCCAACACAATCAGGTATTATTGATAGACCTTTTAATTTCTCAGGTGATGTTACTTTTAATACTATTAATGATTACATTAACTGCCCTATTAGTAAAAAGTTCTCAGATTGTAATGACCCTAATATACTATATACAACTAATGATGTTTTAATAGTACCAGGTGGTGGTTCAATTGAGATTGGTATGGTATTTAACGCCGATGTTGATGGTAATACTAAATGTGTTACTTATTTAGGAACCACTACTGACATTACAGGTGCGAATACAATCATATTAAATTCAATTTCTATAAATTGCGTGATATGTGAACCAACAAGAACACCTACACCAACTTTTACACCTACAAACACAATAACACCAACTTTTACACCTACAAACACAATAACACCAACTATCACACCTACAAACACAATAACATCTTCAAATACACCCACATTATCATCATCAGGGTCAATTTATATTACGCCAACTCCTACACAAACGAACACCGCAACACCAACCATAACACCAACTGTTACAAAAACTAACACACCAACACCTAGGCCGACAAAAACCGCAACACCAACCGTTACTCAAACACCGACTATTACACCAACGTTATCTCCAACCAACACAATGACACCAACAGTTACACCAACGGTAACTCAAACAAGGACTCCATTTGCAACACCTCACGATGATTGCGGTATTACCGGATTTACATATATTGATTTACCAACACAAACACCAACATCAACTTCTGTAACACCAACACCGACTACAACACCATATCCAACACCGGTACCAATGATTAATCCATTTACGATGATTATAGATACCACAATACCTGATTACCAATTAGGTAATAGACAATTTGCAATTACGATATATTCATACTCAGGGTCAACGATTGATTGGGGTGATGGTACTGTAATGACTATCGGAGCCGGTAGTTTTTTCTCACATAAACACACCTACACATCAACAGGTGTTTATACTATTAAAATCGATGGTAGATTTAGGTTTTATAATTATAATGGGTCAAGAAAAACAATATCAATAACTAAATGGGGTGACATAGATTTAAACGAGTATGATTTTTATGCATACGTTAATTTAGATTTATCTTCGGTTACGGATGTTCCAACAAATATATCATATTATTTAGAAAGTTTATTCCAATATTGTATTTCATTAACAACTATTAATAATTTTGAACAATGGGTATTTAAACCAGGAACTATCATTACAAATATGTTTTATAGTGCAACATCATTTAATCAAGATATTGGTAATTTAAATGTCAGTAATGTTATTGAAATGAACGGTTTGTTTCGTAATGCGACATCATTTAATAATGGCGGAAGCCCTTCAATAAATAATTGGGACGTTAGTAATGTAGAAACTTTTGGTGCAATGTTCTATAACGCAACAAATTTCAACCAACCATTAAATAATTGGAATATTACCGGAGCAACAAATATCGGTTATATGTTCGCTAACGCAACAAATTTCAACCAACCATTAAATGGGTGGAATACAAGTAATATTTATTATTTGGACTCAATGTTTGCTAACGCAACATCATTCAATCAACCTTTAAATAATTGGGACGTTAGTAATGTAACTCAGATGTCACACATGTTCAATGGTGCTACGAATTTCAATCAAGATTTAGGTGATTGGAATGTAAGTGGTTTAACAAATATGTATCGTATGTTTTCAGGAGCAACTTCTTTTAATAACGGAGGTAGTTCTTCAATAAATAATTGGGACGTTAGTCAAGTTTATAATATGGAGGAAGTGTTCGCTTATGCAACATCATTTAACCAACCTTTAAATAATTGGATAACCAGTAATTCCAATGGTTTCTACGGAATGTTTAGAAACGCAACATCATTTAATCAAAATATAGGTGACTGGGATATTAGTAATATATATAACGCTTATAATACAGATTACTCATTATCTGAAATGTTTGTAAACGCAACATCTTTCAATAATGGTGGTAGTCCTTCGATTGGTAACTGGATTGTAACCGGTATTAGTACAGCAAATATGTTCTCAGGTGCTACGTCATTTAATCAACCAATACCAAGTTGGAAAGTAACTAATACATATAACATGTTCGCAAATGCATTATCATTCGACCAAAATATTGGTGGTTGGGATGTAACTGATTTAGTATATGCTGAAAATATGTTTTTAAATGTTCCATTATCGTATTTTTCATATGATTCATTATTAAATGGATGGGCATCTCAATCAGTTAGAAACGATGTTGTATTTAATGGTGGTGATTCATATTATTTTATCTCAAACTCAGGTCCTTCAAGAGATATTTTAACTAACACTTATAATTGGACCATAACTGATTTAGGTGGTTTATAAAATTAATAATTTATGTCAAAAAGAATTCAAATATGTTTAACTAATCTAAACTCATATCCTGGACTAACAGGTCCGTTTATTGTGTATTCAGATTTAGATACTATTAATCCAATAGAAAGTCAAATAACTTTAGATTCAGTAACAGAACCTAATTGTCCTTATAGAGTTGATGTCCCTGATGGTACAACCAGTATTAGACTTAGAGATACCAACACAGGTTGTTATTGTACAATACCAATCCAAGATAACGACATATGTGAAATTTGCTCATTTGATTTTGATTTATATTCAGCATCAACAGTTGGTCGTTTAAGTGTCGGTAACTTAACCGGTAGTTGTGAAACACCTATCAGTAGTTATAAAATTAATTGGTACGGACCTAGTGAAACATCAGTTTTTTCAAATTCATTACCTTTATCATTTACATCAGGTTATGGCTCTGAATTTTCAGGTTATTCATTCACACATCCAATTTTAAATGATAGTGCAATACCATTAGAAGAAGGTTATTATTTCCCAATTATTAGCAATCTATATTACGATGGGAAAAAATTTTCATATAATAATGAAACGCCTGGTGAGATAGACGCTTATTTAGATTGTCTATCAGGTATTCAAGTATCAATATCCGCATACACTTGTGATAATGGTAATTATCCAACAGAAAAATATACACACCAATTATCATTTGTTGCAAACGGATTTAACGCACCGGCAAAAGGGGTAGCAGCTACCTTTAAATTATCGGGCAATACTAACTTTTTTGCATGGAGTTTTGATGCTGTAACAATAACAGATGAATTTAAACTAACATATTATGGTGATGCGTATCAAAGACCAATTGTATTAGATTGGTGGAACATGGGTTCTGGTTTATACCCATACCCTGGTAACGTTTGGACACCATATGATATTCCAAATACAAATTATTGGGGACCTTTTCGTAAAATAGTAACGTTAACAGGATTAACAAGGTCGGCTAATGATAGATTGTTAATTGAAGTCATACCGAATTCAGGTAACTCTCAAACTAACTGGTATTTAAATTTTGCATGTTTAGATACTATAGATTGTTACTCATGTAATAATGATTACTTAAACGAGTCATTGAAGATTATAGAATCGTCAATTATAAATTCACCAATAGTATGTAGTGCTAAAACAATATCGTTTCAAGTTAGCGGATGTAGTGGGTCACCACCACAAACACTTGTTGATTATACTAATTCGACTTTTGATTTTAACACCAGTTCAGTTTCTTTAGAATTCAAATATAATGTCAGAGGTTGTGAATACGTAATAACACCATTTGGTGTCGGTAACTCTTGTGCTCCTCAAGATGGTGGTAATATAACCCTTACGAAAACCAATACAGGTGTTGGTGGTACAGGTATTATCACATTACAATTTGATAATATCAATGATTATAATTTTTATCATGATAAATTAGAATATATTAGGTCGTTTTTTACAACAAGTGTACCTGACACAGAAGTTGGTTATTACAAAGAATGGGGTTTTGTTTTTCCAAGTAATATAACAGGTAGTGATTTATGCGGCGATAATACACAATATCGTCAAATATCAATATCACAACATTCTAATATAACGTATTCATCAACAGGTGGAACATATACAATTCAAATTACAATGCCTAATATGGTAAGACATATTGAATTTACAGGTGGCACTGATGTATGTAGTTCAGGAACTTGTTATAATACTATCGATACTATAGTTAGTTCAGTTAACAATAATACTTATACTTCACCATTTTCATATTCTTGGTCAATTGGTACTAAATGTGAAGAGCCTTTTAATTATATTAAAGGTGTTAATTTTGTTGATTATCCTAATTTAATCCCCGATGCTCAAATAACAACAAAAAAAAGTTCAATAATTAAACAACAAGTTACAACATATCCGTTTTATTCAGATTCTTTCGGTAATAATGAATCGATACCTAATTTAGTTTCAATTGTTTGTCCTGATTTACCAACATTATACCCAAGAGATGATGATGGGACAACTTATAACCAATATCATTCTTCATTTTATGTCGTTTTACATAACGCACCATCAAATTACGATGATTTTAAAATATTCGGAAAAGAGGTCTCTAACGGTATGCCATTATATTATTGGAATTTAGCATACACTTTCGAAGGTGGTGTTGCAACATATGTTAACCCATATTATATTATATAGTATAGTATTATTATAACTTTTTAATACAAAAAACCAAATTATTGATTATTTATATAGTAAAAATATAAAATGGTTAAAAAACGAAATATATTTTCAACAAACACCCCAACAGAAAGAAATGAATGTGGTGTGATAACTATATTTCCAATGTCAGTTATTTGTAATTCAACTAACCCATCAAGTACTACGTCAACAGATGGTATCGCAAGTCTAATCATAACTGGTGGTACATATCCTTATGACATTCAATGGGATAATGGTGGTATAGGTGATACAATAACTAATCTAAGTATTGGGACTTATACCGCAACAATAAAAGATTACTATAACGATTTTCAATTAACTCAAGTTTGTGTTTTATCAGCAACGACAACTCCATCACCATCACCTACACCAACACCAACACCTGTACCTGAGTTATATGATTTTTGCTTAAATTTTACAATAATTAATTAATAATATGTTTTTCGAAGGTCAATATAAAACTAACGCACATTTCAACCCAAATGGAACTTATAATGGTTATCAATCATGGTTGTCAGATGATAGTACACTTAAAATAATTTGGGATACATCAATAAATGCTTGGAGAATGTCAGGGTCAAGTTTGGGTTCAACTCAAGTAATTAATACTAATCCAGCTTATCCACCAATAAATAATAATTGGACGGTAATTGGCGATAGTTATAGTGTTGACGCAAACCAAGGTGTTTGTCCGCCATTAGACCTATTAGAATTTACCACTAGTCTTAGTAATCCAACCTGTACTTGTGACGGTACAATTACCATTCAAGCAACAGGCGGTGTACCACCTTACGGTTATTCATTTAATAATGGATTAACATATGGTACATCAGCAATAGCTAATGGTTTGTGTGGTGGTCAATATTCAGTTAAAGTTATTGATAATGTAGGTACTGTAGTATCTTCAACAGTTACTTTAGCCCAACAAACTTCACCAACACAATATACTCTAACAGCGTCGTTACTTGGTTCAGCAACGTTAGTTTCAACAACAACCACAACAACTGTTCAAGACACATATTCGTTATCAGTATCACCACCTTTACCAAACGGTGTAACAATTACATTTGATATGAGTTTATATAGTCAATTTATACGAACACCTTATTCTAATTCAGCTAACTACACATTCACAACACAAGTATTGAAAAATGGTAATCCAATTTCATATATTGATAATACGGTGGAATCAACTCAACCAAATGCTCAAATAGGGTGTCAATCTTATTTAACATATACTAGAAACGTTTCACACAATAGGAATACTATAACAATAACATCAACAGATACTTTCACAATTCAAACTGTTAGTACCCTTAATAAAACTTGTAATAACACACCAACACTCACTCCTACTCAAACACCGACTCCAACTCCAACACCTCCTGGTGCTTGGTTACCACCTGATGAATGGACTCCAATACCATTTGGATTTGATTTAGAAAATTATGCCGGTTCATATTTAGATTGTTGTTCATCAACATTTGACAGTTCTAATATATCTTTAAGTAATGCCAGTATCACAGGATGTAATTGTTGTACAGTAGTCATTTCTGACCCATTTTACAATAGAAGTTAAATACTAAATCAGAACATGAATAAATAAAATTTAAAATAATAAAATGTCATTTATATTAAAAAATACATCAGCGTTAGTAAATACAAAATTAACCGATACCGCAAGACAAAAATTATCTCAAGGTACTTTTAATATTAGTTACTTTCAAATTGGGGATAGTGAGATAAATTATAATAATTTACCCTCAACCTACCAACAATCTAACAGTATGGTATTAACACCATCATTTAATTCTCAAAATAGTAGTGGTGTACCACAATCTAATAAAGGTAACGTAAAATACCCATATTATGTTGATGGTACTGTTGGAAACACTTACGGTATTCCATATATGGATTCAGTAGTTAGCCCAATTTATAATACAGCGGCTATGAGAGGTTTCTTTACCGGTGATACTACATCATTACCAACTAATTGGAGTACTCTAACCGGAAATGATTATGTTGTTAACTCTAATTACGTTATTGACATGTCAACATTAACAGGTGGTACAACAATAAAAGTAATCAATTTAAATTGTAATCCAACCAATTATAGTTCACCATCAATTGGCGATTTTATCACAATTTACTATGATAAATTAGGCGATAATAATTGTAGTTGTATTAATTTACCAACACCTACACCAACAAGTTCTCAATATTCAACACCGACACCCACACCATCAGCAACACCTGTTAGTGGTACACCTTGTTCATCACCAACACCAACACCAACCCCTTCGGCAACATATTGTCCTAACCCAACACCTGTTGTTTCAACAGAATGTTCAATGACAATGAGTTCTTGTTACCCTATGTTAACATATCGAATTGTTGATATATGTAATGATAGTTATACATTAGATAGACCAGTCCCTGATTATTCATCAATATCATTCACAAGTTGTTATGCTAGGGTAATTGTATATCCTAATACTATGACTGATTTATATGATAGCGTCACACCTCTTAATCATTGGAGTGATGATGTTATTAATTTTGAATCGGTATGTAATCAAGACGAGTTTAACGTTAAGATTTGGAATATGAATATTCCTTGGTCTGAAAGTCCTGCAGGTATCGTATCATCAATTAATGTTGATTACACAGGTTTTGGTTCAATAAATTATATTGGTGCTAAAGAATATTTTGGTTACATGAATTCTAGTGGTCAAACAGATACTGATTCTGTTTATTTTTATGACTCATTTAATCAAAAAGTTACAGTAACACCTGAAAAACAAAAAGCAATTGCTGTGATACATTATACGAATCAAACTATAGATTCATTCTATGGTGAAAAATTCGCATTAGAACCATTTGACCCATCATCACCAACAAGTTCAACAGGTGAAGCTAGAAATTTCAAACTACACATTCCTTGGTTAATGTGGCATAAAAACCCTGAATGTTGTTATGGTGAAACTTTTTGGGTTGACCCACCTAATTTTGATGATGTTGATTTATTTCAAGTCGAATATTTAAAATCAACTAAAAATGAGGACATGAACACACCTGGTTTAAGATATTTTAATCTATGGGATACACATGTAGTGTCTAATGGATTACCAAGTAGAATTGGTAAAGTTTTTCCTGACGACCATATCATTATTATAGACGATGAAGAAATCGTTGCCGCAATGTCATATAAATCTAATCGTAATTGGACATTACCAGCCCCTAAACTAAATTTAGTATCACCTAACACATGTGGTTCAAGTAATGGTAGTAATATAGGTGTATTATCAGGCGGTAGTGAAAACATGTACGTAACGTACAGATTCACAAATACAAGCGCTTTTACCAATTCAATACATTGTAATTATTATGTTAATATTTTTGGACCTAATGATTGTAGTACTTCGAATTCAGATAATGTAGGTGTTAGTTTTGGGGGTAATTTCCCTTGTTTGACTGATTACGATAATACATTTAAAGAAGGTTTTTTTGCCGAAAAAATTGAACTTATCTGTCAAAAAGTATCAGGTGATACAAGACCGCTATCTGATGAATGGAGAATTATTGACGTTACAGACCAAGTAAGTGCGACAACAGTTAATGGTTATCTAACACAAAATACATTAACAGGTACAACATTTGTTATTACAAAAGACGCTTATGATGCCGCCGATTTTTATGATTTAAATGATTATATACCATTATCAACGATTGGTGATACAGGTCAAACTCTTAATTTTGGAGATGAATATTATTTCTATGGTAATTTAGAAACTGATATACAAGCAACAATTTATGAAATGAAATATAAATTAAACTTATCAAAATCTGAATTTTTAACTTCATCTAATCCTACTTGGACTAAAGGTACAAAATCATATATTACAGAAATTAGTCTTTACGACTCAAATAAAAATCTTATGATTATATCTAAGCTGCAATCTCCAACTCTTAGACAAGGTATTCAGCAATTTATCGTAAAATTCGATTTTTAATTTATGAAAAAACCATTAAAAGAAAAACCAAAAGTATTAGGATTAGACATCTCAACCAGAACAATTGGTTGGGCATTATTTGATATTATCGATAAAGAACTTTTAGAATTATGTCATATTTCACCACAACCTAAACCTAAACAAGATTGTAAAATCACCGAATTACTTTTAAAGGCTGAAATTTTTAAGAAAAAATTAATCCAATATCAAGGTATGGGTATCGTTAACGTAATAATTGAAGAACCTTTGTTAAATTCAAATAACATTAACACAGTTCAAACATTATTAAGATTTAACTCATTTCTTTGTAAAGAAATTTATGATACTTTAGGAATTGTACCTAAATTCATTTCAACTTACAATTCAAGAAAATATGCATTTCCCGAATTAGTCCAAGTTAATGATAAAGGTAAACATGTGTTATTCGGAGGATTACCTAAAGACATCGATAAAAAAATGATAATTTGGGAAAAAGTCGCAAAAAAAGAACCACAAATACAATGGTTATACACTAAAAATAATACACTTAAAAAAGAAAATTTTGACCAATCAGATGCTTATTGTTGTGTTTTAGGTTATATGAAACAACAAGGTATTTGGTAAGTACACTTTAAGCTTTAATAAAAAAATATCGGTTAGAAATGACCGATATTTTTTTTTATAATATAATCTTATCACCTGTTTCTAATAATAAATAATCACCGGTTTCAAGTAATAAGAAATCACCCACTATTGGTGATGGTGTTAAAGTTGGTGTTGCCGATGGTGTATACGATGGTGTTATTGATGGGGTATATGTTGGCGTTGCCGTATTAGTTGGCGTTTGTGTAGGTGTCTCACTATTCGTAGGTGTAATCGTATTTGTTGGCGTTTGCGTTGGTGTTTCGGTATTAGTCGGTGTTTGCGTTGGTGTTTCAGTATTAGTAGGTGTTATCGTGTTGGTAGGTGTCTGTGTAGGGGTTTCAGTGTTAGTAGGTGTTATAGTATTTGTAGGCGTTTGAGTAGGAGTTTGAGTGTTAGTTGGGGTTAAAGTATTAGTAGGTGTAACTGTGTTAGTTGGGGTCTGAGTAGGCGTTTCAGTATTTGTTGGTGTGATTGTGTTAGTTGGAGTTTGGGTATTAGTAGGGGTCTGTGTTGGAGTTTCTGTATTGGTCGGCGTAACAGTATTAGTTGGAGTAACGGTAGGGGTTTCAGTATTTGTAGGTGTAATCGTATTAGTCGGTGTTTGAGTATTGGTCGGGGTCTGAGTAGGCGTTTCGGTGTTAGTTGGTGTTATCGTATTGGTTGGAGTTTGAGTAGGTGTTTCAGTATTAGTAGGTGTAATCGTATTAGTAGGGGTTTGAGTTGGGGTCTCCGTATTAGTTGGTGTGACTGTATTAGTTGGTGTTTGTGTAGGCGTTTCGGTGTTGGTAGGTGTAATTGTATTAGTAGGAGTTTGTGTTGGTGTCTCGGTATTAGTCGGTGTTAAAGTATTGGTAGGGGTCTGAGTAGGCGTTTCGGTGTTAGTTGGTGTAACAGTATTGGTAGGTGTTTGTGTTGGAGTTTCAGTATTTGTTGGGGTTACCGTATTTGTCGGAGTTTGTGTTGGAGTTTCGGTATTTGTCGGAGTAATAGTATTGGTAGGTGTTTGTGTTGGAGTTTCAGTATTAGTAGGTGTTTGTGTAACAGTAGGTGTTGCCGTATTAGTAGGTGTTTGAGTCGGAGTTTCAGTATTAGTTGGTGTTATAGTATTTGTCGGAGTAACCGTATTAGTTGGGGTTTGTGTAGGTGTTTCAGTATTAGTCGGTGTGACCGTATTAGTCGGAGTTTGCGTCGGCGTTTCAGTATTAGTAGGTGTTATAGTATTTGTAGGAGTTTGAGTCGGCGTTTCAGTATTTGTTGGCGTAATGGTGTTTGTAGGTGTTTGAGTAGGAGTTTCGGTATTTGTTGGCGTAAGAGTATTAGTTGGGGTAACTGTAGGGGTTTCAGTGTTAGTAGGCGTAAGAGTATTTGTTGGTGTTTGTGTAACAGTTGGTGTAATTGTATTAGTTGGCGTGATAGTATTTGTTGGTGTCGGAGTAACCGTTGGTGTTTCAGTATTTGTAGGTGTAATAGTGTTTGTGGGAGTTACGGTATTTGTAGGTGTTAGTGTATTAGTCGGAGTTTGCGTCGGCGTTTCAGTATTAGTAGGTGTGACAGTATTAGTCGGTGTAATCGTATTAGTTGGGGTCTGAGTAGGCGTTTCAGTGTTAGTTGGAGTTGGCGTAACAGTAGGTGTTTCAGTATTAGTTGGTGTAACGGTATTTGTAGGAGTTTGAGTAGGTGTTTCAGTGTTAGTAGGTGTTAGAGTGTTCGTTGGTGTAATCGTTGGTGTAACTGTAGGTGTTGGCGTAGGCGTTCTAGTATAAACCAAATAACAATAAACTATGTTAAATTTAACACAATCATGTGAAACTATTTTAACACCAACTGCAGGAGCGGTATTAAATTGTGGTGGTAATACTAAAGTATTTACTGGTGGTACATCACTATTAATAGTGGCCACTAATAAACATTGATTACCAAAAACATCACAAACATAGATATCATAAGGATATGTTAATCCTGATATTTCGGTAATTTGGATAGATGTCATAATTATTTAATAAATACTTTTTAATTTATTATTTTTTTATTTTATTTAAAAAGTTATTCCACTAATTTTTAACCATAAACCATTAGCCTTCCAATAGAAATTATCATTATCCCAAGTAACAGACCCATTTTCACCAATATTATGGGTACTACCTGTAGGAACTATTTGAGATTTTCTAATTACTAAATCAGGGACATATACTGTATCATCAGTACTACCTGTTATATTTTGACCTCCTAAAATAACACTTCTATTACCGGTTATAACTGAATTTGTTGAGTGGATAAATGACGTGTCACCTGAAGCTATCGTATTAATACCACCTGAATGACTAGCACATCCTATTGTCAAAGTACAAATTCCTTCCGAATGTGAAAAACAATTTCCAGCAGTAGTACAAAACCCTTCTGAGTGACTACCTAATGATAATGATACCGTACAAATACCTTCAGCGTGACTATAATCAGTAAAAGAGGTAGTTCCACAACCTTCGGCATGACTATAAAAACCAATTGAAGTTGTATAATAACCTTCAGCATGGCTACCACATCCGCATGATTTAGTATTATTACCCTCAGAATGACTGTGTTTACCTATAGATGTGGTACAAATACCTTCAGCATGACTACCACATCCCGATGAAACGGTTATAGTTCCTTCAGCATGACTATAATTACCACAAGTATCGGAACATTCACCTTCAGCATGACTATAACAACCACAAGAATTAGTGGAATATCCTTCAGCATGACTATATCTACCAATTGATGTCGTTAAATTACCTTCAGCATGACTACTTTGACCACTAGTTGTTGTCGATTGTCCTTCAGCATGACTATATTGACCATAAGTTTTAGTATCAGTTCCTTCAGTATGACTATAAGAACAAAAAGATGTGGTACAAAAACCTTCAGCGTGACTTGAATTATTACAAGATATGTTACACGAACCTTCAGAATGACTATTATTACCTATTGATGTTGTAAAACAACCTTCAGCATGACTATTACATCCACAAGATTTAGTACAAAAACCTTCACTATGACTAAAACAACCGTAAGCCGTAGTACAACTACCTTCGGAATGACTACCACATGCAAATGTTGTGGTACGATGTCCCTCAGCATGACTACTAATCGCTAACGTAATAGTACATGTTCCATAACCTTCTGCAACTGAATAACTACCAGTTGCATCTAAACCACTATCATTATTAGCTTTAATCGGATAATTTGCACCGTTCCAAGTTGAACCTGATGTCCAATATGGATTTTCAGGTAAATTAAAATATGTGCTAGCACTAAATGTATTAGCTGATAATCCACCTGTAAAATTAGTATCACCATTTACAGTTCCACCTGTAAAACTTCCACCTGAAGTTGTTCCAGTCACAATAAAACCATTAACATCGATACCTAAATTATTAATACTAGACCCTGTACCTAATGTACCGATATTTAATTTAGGCACATAAACAGTGTCTGATGTATCACCTGTTATATTTTGACCTCCTAACACAACACTTCTATCACCAATTACAACAGAATTGGTTGAATGGATGAATGATGTATTCCCAGAAGCAATTGTATTAATACCACCCGAATGACTAACAAAACCATAAGCGGTAGTACCACTACCTTCAGCATGACTTGCAACACCACAAGATTTAGTATCAATACCTTCCGCATGACTACTATCCCCTATAGCAACACCCCCACTAATATAACAAATATCACCTGTAAACGCTGTAGGGATATAAAACCCACCTTCAGCATGTGACCCATTTCCGATTGAGGTCGAATGAATTCCTTCTGAATGTCCTCCAAACCCAAATGATGTACTTCCGTATCCTTCTGCATGACTAGTAATTCCTGATGTTCTAGTATTACCTCCCTCAGCATGACTACCACCACCAATTGCCGTACCACCAAGATAAATAACGGTATAACTTTGTCCAACACAATTGGTAATACATCGTGCAAACCCACCTTCCGCATGTGACCCACTACCAATAGAGGTTGTTACTAACCCTTCGGCATGTGACCCACAACCTGATGCAATTGTTCTATAACATATACCACAAATACCAACACCACCAGCACCATACCCTTCAGCATGGCTACCATCACCACATGCAAGGGTACATATACCTTCAGCATGACTACCAGGACCAATCGCAACACCTCCTGATAGATAGTTACCACTACAATAAACACCACCACCTTCAGCATGTGACCCAAAACCGCAAGCTTTTGAACAATTCCCTTCAGCATGACTATATTGACCATAAGTAATAGTATTATACCCTTCCGCATGACTATATTGACCACAAGCGATAGTATTATATCCTTCAGCATGACTATATTGACCACAAGCGATAGTATTATATCCTTCAGCATGACTATATAACCCAATCGCTTTACTATTATATCCTTCAGCATGGGTATAATCACCAATAGTAGAAGTATTATATCCTTCAGCATGACTATAACTACCTATAGCAGTAGTTAAACCACCTTCAGAGTGAGTATAACGTCCACAAGATATATTACAACTACCTTCAGAATGACTACCAAGACCTAAGCTAGTTGTCTTATATCCTTCAGAATGACTATATGAACCAATAGCACTATTACATCTACCTTCAGCAAAACTATTAGAACCACAAGATTTTAAATTAGTCCCAAACGCAAATGCTGAACTACCACTAACCGTTGTATCAATGAAAGTATTACCACTAATTATTGTATAATCAGTACCATTTTCACAATCATAAAAAAATAAAAATGTATCATAACTCACATAAACATCATCAACACTAATTGTAGTATTGTTCACTATTTTAGTACCACTACTACCACTTAATATAAATGTCGATTGTCTATTAAAAATGTAATCATAAAAATCAATATACGGATTAGTATTTGGTATTACTATCATATAAAGTCCATAATCATTACAATAATCTTCAGTCGTTAAATTAGTATAATAAATTGATATCGGTGTATCTAATTCTAAAACATTGGTAGCATTTGAAATACTATTAACACCTAATGCAACACTCGATATTGTCGTTGCTGTAGTTCCTGAACCACCGGCAAATGAATAATCACCAATAGCTTTTGTATCATACCCTTCGGCTAATGAATAATCACCTATAGCGTCTAACCCACTATCATTATTAGCCTTAATTGAGAAATTTCCAGTTGAGCCTGAAGTCCAATAAATTTCATTAGAACTAATACCCGAAATCGTAATCGTCCCTCCGGTTGCGTTTGTAAAAATTAAATCCCCATTAACAAGACTAACACCAATTAATGCATTTTCCCCTGTATAAAAGATTGACCAATCGGTTGAGCTATAGTTCCAAGGTTCAGGGTTTAATTTATAATATGTCGTACCACCAGAGACACCGACAATCATACCCGCACGTCTTCTTTCGGTTGTTATTAAATCTAAATCAGAAGTTGTGTTAACATTTCGTAAACCATCGACACCATAAGTAGGGTCAATAACCGCATAAGTATCATTTGTACCTTTAGGTGAAATAAACCCAATGATACCAACACCCCCAAGAGAACTAAAATCAGTCATAATATATTATTTTTTTATAATATAAATATCAATCCGCACAGTTTAGTTTTTCGTTTAATATTATATTTTTTTATTTAAAACTATTCATATGCACGAATATATTATTTTCGAAATAAAAGGGGGTGCGGGTAAAAATGTTATGGCAACCGCCGTTATTAAAGCATTAAAAAAACAATACCCTCAAAGTAAAATTATCATTGTTACAGCTTGGGATGATTTATGGTATAATAATCCTAACGTATATAAAATATTTAAATTCGGTGAATTAAAATATTTCTACGATGATTATGTTAAAAATAAAAACAGTAAAATAATGATTTTAAATCCTTATGATACTGAAGATTATTTATACGAAAGAGCACATTTAATTAAAATTTGGTGTGATTTATTTAATATACCATATAACGGTGAACAACCTGAATTATTTTTCTCACAAAGAGAAATTTCATATGTTAGAAATACAATTATTTCAAAAATAAATAAACCAATTTTTTTAATACAACCATTCGGTGGTTCTTATGAAGAAGGTTATTCTTGGGCTAGAGATTTACCTGTAATAGACTGTGAGAAAATTGTTAGACATTATAATAATTTAGGTTATCATACCTTCCAAATTAAAGGTGAAAAACAAATTTTAATTAACGGTGCTGAAGGTTTAACTAAACCAATGAGAGAAATCGCTATTATGATAATGTATTCAGATAAACGTTTATTCATTGACTCAGTTTGTCAACATATATCAACGGCACTTAATATACCATCAACAGTTTGTTGGGTCGTGAATAATCCAAAAGTATTTGGTTATGATTTACATGATAATATTGTGACAGATGCTAAAATAGTTCATCATACAACTCAAAAAAGTTATTTACAACCTTACGATATTACAGGTAAACCTACCGAATTTCCATTTGATACCAAAACATTATTTAATGTTAATGATATTATAAAATCTCTTGAAAAAGATAAAGCTTACGATATTGAATTTGAATTATGATAAACTCACTTAAAGAAATAAGAATACTAGATGAACGTATTAAATTTTACGACCATAAAAAATCAAATTCAGTATATTGGATTTATGAAGAACTGAAAGAAGAATACCATCTAAATGAATTAAAAATAAATGATGATGATGTTATTATTGACATTGGGGCTCACGTAGGTGTTGTTTCAACTTATTTATCTAAAGTTAATCCTAATTGTAAAATATTTTCATTTGAGCCAACATATAATACATTTCATTGTTTAAGTAAAAACATTCAATTAAATAATATAAATAATGTAAGGATTTTTAATAACGCAATCACTTCTGATGGTAGAGATGTTATAATGAATATGCCAGTTGGTAATACAGGTGGTTCATCTTTTGTATATGAAGAACCCGTTGGTTTATACTATAAAAATATTATTAAATCATTACCCATTAATGTAGTTATAGATGACATTTTAAAAACTGAAAAGGTTAATAAAATTAAACTATTAAAAATAGACTGTGAGGGGGCGGAATATGATATTCTTAAAAATATAAATCCTGAATTATTTAATAAAATAGAATACTTAATAGGGGAATTTCATACATTAAAAAATGATGAAATCAATACACCTAAAAACCTATTAGAATATTGTGAACAATATATAGACCCTAAAAAAATAAAAGTCAGATTTCTTTAATCTGACTTTTTATATATAATATTTTTTTTAAAACGTTTGACCACTAACTCTTAACCATTGTGATGATGTTTTCCAATAAAAATAATTGTCATCCCAAGCTATATCACCGACATTACCGCTAGTATCACTAGAACTTGTTGGTGTATAAGATGTCCTTAACCTTAATTGATTATAACCGGTATTACCGGATATATCTAATTTAGCCGTTGGTGATGTTGTTCCAATACCAACGTTACCATTACCATTTAATGTCATTATTGGTTGAGAATTTAAGAAACTATTTGTCCCATAAAATTTAAATCCCCATGTTGTTGAACTATCGTAGTAAGTGGCAAATCTTGTAACTATTGATGATGATTGGTAAGTATCAATTCTTATTTCTTGATTATCTGAAAACCCTCCATCTGTAGATGTTAGTCGTAATGGTGTAGAAGAACCATCAACAGTTGTTTCTATCCCAACAGTATTATTATCGTTAATAACTTGAAGTTTAAATCCAGGGGTACTTGTCCCTATACCAACATTACCAGATGTGTCTATTGTAACTTTTGGAATACCAACTATTTGATATTCGAAATTATTACTAGTTCTATTATCTAAATAAGGTATTGAAGTATTTGTTAAACCTAAGTATAATGAATTACCACCATTATTATTACCTATCTGTATGTCAGTTTGATTACCACCAGCATTTAGGAATCTACTTCTAGTTAAACCTACATTTACACTAGAAACACTAAGTGGATAAGTAATACCACTTTGACTTTCTATGGTTAGTTTTGCATTTGGTGTTGCCGTTCCGATACCAACATTACCATCTAAAGCGATTAATGGGTAATATGTAGTACCAGATGTATTAACCCAATTACCTTTCCTAATTCTTAATCCTTCATACGTATCAGCAAGAGTACCACCTTCATTATTAGATATAATGGTTTTTGTCGTTTTTCTTGACGGAATAATTGAACCAGTAAAATAAGACTCATCGATAATACCATCACTTTGTGCAAAACCACCATGATAAAATTTACTATAAAAACTACCACCACCAACATTAAATTCATTATTAAATATTGAATGTTTAACATTAAAATTATTTTGAGCATTAGAACCTAGTGTAAAATTAATATCACCACCATAAGTTGCGAACTTTAAACTACTTGTCTCATAACTACCATAACCATTTGTGTGAGCTCTAATGAAATAATTAGATATATCACTTCCTAGTAAAAAGTAATCAATATTAGAAGTAAGATTTTGTGTTGTTTTAATATGTAATTTAGATATTGGACTACTTGTTCCGATACCAACGTTACCATCATTTCTAACTACTAAATTATCTGTACCACCACTATTTTGGACTTTTAATCCGTAATTTGATGATGAATCTGTACCAACGATTTTAAGTTTAGTATTAACATCTGTTGAACCAGTTATACCTATACCGACATTACCACTTATTTTTGAAGTACCAATAACTTCAAATGTTTCTGTGGTTGAAGAATAAATTGGTGAATATCCCCCACCACCTATTCTAAATCTACTATTTTGTAAATCCCACCATCCTATAACGTAATTATCACTATATGAAAAAATAAGTTTATCGTCTATCCTAAACCAACCTAACCCACCACTAGTTATACCGAAACTATTTGAACCACTTACTAACCCAGAAGAACCACTACCTCTTAATTGAGAACCACCAAAATTATCTATATTAATGGCTAAGGCGTTACTTGAACTACCAACTTGGGCTTCTATCATGTAAGAATCAAATCTTAAAAAAGTGTTTGTACTTGGTTGTAGATTAAAAGTACCTCTACTATCCAAAATTCTTGTTGGACTACTTGTCCCAATACCAACATTACCATCATTTCTAATAACTAAATTATCTGTACCACCGTTATTTTGTACTCTTAAACCATATGTTGTATTATCAGAAGTCCTACCACTAATATTTAGACCAGTATTTGAATTCCAATCACCATTACTATCCGTAGTTAAACTAATATTAGTACCATTAGTTTTACCACTTAAAACTTCAATACCACCACCAATCGCACTTAATGTAGTACCACTATAATTCAACAGTATTCTATTATCTCTTGTTTGAACGGTTTCAGTATTTAAAGTTGTTGCTGTACCAATAACATTAACATTACCTGTGATGTTAACATCACCATTTATAAATGAGTTACCTGTTACGTGTAATGCGTTAGTATCACCACTTAATCCTTTTATATTTAATCCTGTTTCTATTCTATTTGCCATATTTTAATTTTTAAAATTATCCTGTTATTAATATATCATAATTACCCGCAGTTGCAATAGTAATGTATAATGAAGTAGTTTCACTACCGGTAACCCTCACAACTTGTGCCGTTATTAATTCATTAGTACTAGTGTCCCAAACTGAACAATGAACAAATTTTGTATTAAGGTTATGGGTAATAGTTTTAGTTTCACTACCAGTGAATGTTAAATTTGTAATATACTTACTTGTTAGACTATTACCACTAACAACATAACCACTACCATCAACACCTAAAATACTAACACTTGTACCCGACCCAATAATACCAATATTCAAATTAGGTACATAAACAGTATCATTTGTTGTTCCCGTAATATTTTGACCACCAATAACAGCACTTCTGTCACCTGTTACTACCGAACAAGTTGAATGAATAAATGATGTATCACCACTAGCGATTGACGAAACTCCACCAGCGTGACTATTATCACAGTAAGCAATTGTTTCACTACCTTCAGAATGACTATAATTACCACAAGCCATAGTACAAAGACCTTCAGCATGACTAGAACACCCAAATGCCGTTGTATCACTACCTTCAGAATGACTAGCACCACCAATTGCAGTTGTTTTCTGACCTTCAGAATGTGACGTATTACCAAATGATATAGTACAAAGACCTTGCGATTCGGATTGGTAGCCAATAGCTTTAGTACAATACCCTTCAGAATGTGAAAAATCACCAACAGGTGCGTCCGCATACACACTATCTAAATTATTTAAATTAACAATTTGTAAATATGTACTTGTGACCCAACTTTGATATAATTGAATTGTTGTTGCGGATAATAATATATCATATGTAACCGCAGAAATAGTGAAAACAGGATTAAAATACGTCCCATCAAATAATGTTACCGTATTATTAGGATTAAATTCCGATGTAACATCACCATAATTATTTTCTAATTGTAATAACCCATTTGAAACCGTATTATTATATATACTAAATCCTTTAGCTCCTGATGTAGTAGAATAACCTTCTGAATGTGAACCATAACCTAAAGATGTTGTACAATCACCTTCCGAATGTGACATCCAATTACAAGCCATGGTACATCTACCTTCAGCGTGTGAGAAAGTCCCATATGAATTGTTACAACCACCTTCAGCGTGAGAACTGTAACCTGTCGCAACAGTACAATCACCTTCCGAATGTGATGCTCTTCCGATAGTTGTTGTATCTCTACCTTCAGCATGTGAACCACCACCATAAGTTTTAGTATTAACCCCTTCAACATGACTATATCCAGCAATTGATTTTGTACCAGCACCCTCAGCATGCGAACCATAACCTATCGATGAATCAGCGTAATTAGGATTAACATTATCTATATTGGCAATTTTTTTATAATTACCAGTTAAACCTGAATTGGATAATTGTATCGTTGTTAAAGTTCCATTAAAAAATACACTACTTACAGTTGATAATATGTTTAATAACGGCACATCTTCTAAAATAACAGTATCCCCTATCGAAAACTCAGTGCTAACGTCATATATAGTATTTAAAATCAAAAATCCGTTTGTTACAGTTTCTGCGGATATCCCGTAAGCGTTAATACCTGACCTTGTTTGAGTACCTTCCGAATGTGAAACAGTACTAAATGATGTTGTTTTATAACCTTCAGCGTGTGAACCACGTCCTATTGACGTTCCACCCTCATAAAATGTATCTTCAATACTATCATAAAAACCACCTTCAGCATGCGAACCATAACCTATCGATGTTGTACCAACACCTTCAACGTGAGAATAATGACCCACGGAGGTACTATAAATACCCTCAGAGTGTGAGCCGTCACCATCGGCAATAGTACAAGCACCTTCCGAATGAGTATGTACATTACAAGCGGTTGTACGACTACCTTCTGCGTGTGAAGCAACTCCTAACGAAGTAGTTAACACTCCTTCAGAATGTGAGTAACAACCACAAGATGTTGTAGTTATACCTTCAGAATGTGAATAATCACCATAAGCTATTGTATTTCTACCTTCAGCATGTGAAGCATCACCATATGCGACCGACATTTGACCTTCAGCATGTGAAGCATCTCCTTGTATTGTGTTTTGAAAATTAAATATGGATATACCTTCAGTTGTGTAAGATATGTCTAACCCGTATTCGTCAGAAGTTAACGTAATGATAGTCATACCTGATATACTATCATAATAAGTTGAAGCTACGAAAGATTCAAATGCACTATTAATAGTACTTACTTGAATTCTAGTACCACTAATCAACGATGAAAAATCATATAATACATATAATAACGGGTTAGTTGATGCCGAATAAAATATTCCGTTATTATTAAACGGTTCTAATATTTCACCTCCAGTTTTTGTTGAATATCCTTCAGCATGTGACATTTGTCCCGTAGCTATTGTTAATTGACCTTCGGCATGACTTGCACATCCATAAGCTAAAGACCCAAATCCTTCAGCATGACTTGCGTACCCACAACCCGTTGTGAATTGACCTTCTACGTGACTATTATCACCAATAGCCGTAGTATCACCCCCTTCAGCGTGACTTAGATTACCGATAGCGGTAGTTTCACTACCTTCGGCGTGACTTGCATCACCACAAGCAACTGTACTATCATTTTGTGTGTGACTAGCCCACCCATAGGCTTTACTAACCCAACCTTCCGCGTGTGAAAAATCACCAATCGCACTACTAAATTGACCTTCAACGTGACTAGCACAACCACAAGCCATGGTACATTCACCTTCACTGTGACTATAACACCCAATAGCGGTCGTAATAAAACCTTCAGCATGACTACTATTACCACTAGTTATTGTACATTCACCTTCAGCATGACTATTATCACCAATTGATGTTGTACAAAGACCTTCAGTATGACTTCTATCACCACACGATATGGTTAAATATCCTTCAGCATGACTAGATATTCCACAAGATTTAGTCTTTTCACCTTCAGCATGACTTGCAAACCCTATTGCGGTGGTTTCACTACCCTCAGAATGACTAGTATAACCACAAGAAATAGTTAAACAACCTTCAGCATGACTATAACCACCACATGATATAGTAAAATAACCTTCAGCGTGTGAAATAACACCTATAGATGTCGAGCTAGAACCTTCGACATGACTACCAAATCCAACCGCAGTTGTATTATAACCTTCAGCAACTGAATAATCACCTGTAGCATCTAACCCACTATCATTATTCGCTTTAATCGGATAATTTGTTCCGTTCCAAGTTGACCCTGAAGTCCAATATGGGTTTTCAGGTAAATTAAGATATGTAGTAGCACTAAATGTATTAGCTGTTAATCCACCTGTAAAATAAGTTGCACCATTTACAGTTCCACCTGTAAAACTCCCACCTGAAGGTACTTCACTTAATGTTATCATAAATTTTTATTATATTTTTTTTAATTTTATTATTTAAGCTAGTTTTACTAAATTTGTTCTTAAATTTAAACATTGTCCACCATCAATACTTTGCTGATATTCTATAAAATCTGAACCGATAGTTCTACCTATAATCGTAATTATACTACTTGGAGCGTCACAAACTAAATCCCCATCAGTTGCACTTGCTATTAAAGTATGTTGAAAATCTAAACTACTATCTGTGTAATATCTCATTACCCTATCACCACCATAATTAGTAGTTATTTTTGAAATAGTTTTTGATGTTGTATTTGTTAATCTATATATGCCAATAATACCAAAATCTTGGATTATTAAAGTTTGAGTTGACAAATCGTAAATAGTAGGATTGTCTAAATCTAAAGTTTTATCAAAATTACTATATCCTAAATTTAATGTTTTGTATTGCTGCCCATTAGTAATAACACTCAAATCTATTGAATAATTAGATACAATACAGTTTAAAATATAATTAGTAAAATTAAATTCTGTACCAACAATACCACTATTTTGTAAATTATTTTCCTCAAAACTAGCATTAAAAGTTGGTACAGTTATAACAGAATGACTTAAATAATTTCTTTGAATTGTATAATTACATACTGTGCTTATAGTTATAGTTGATTTATCTAAAGTATTTTTAAGTAATGCAGTTTGACATTGGTTTATAGTAATTACACTATTATTATCTAATTGATTAAATTGAATTAATGTTTGAACATAATCTATAAGTAATTGACTACCACAATTTAATCTATTTTCCATCAACACCCCCTCACAAATATCAATAATTATCCAAGACCTATTATTTATTGAATTATTGCTTAAACTTGCTTGTATGTTAGGACAAATAAAATAGCTTTCATTTTGTAAAATGTTATTTACAAAAGCTCTATAACCTGCTGTTATGTTAATATCTATATAAGAGCTAGTATTTAAAGTATTTTTTATTATTTCTGAACCATATTCAATAAAACCAAATAATATATAAGATGCTCCTGTTAAACTATTATTAGTAACAAAACCATAATTATAGTTAGTACAAGTTATATAACTTTCATTTGATATTATATTTGAAATATAACTACCAATGAACCCATTAACTTGAGTAGTGTCTGTTAAAGTACCCTCTATTAAGTTATTTGTAAAAGTACAATTGCTATTAGCACAATTCATTCTACCTTTACCCTTTAACTTATTCCCAGTTACTCTATCTTTACCCCATTGAAATTCATTAAAATTATTATCACTTCCTCCAAAAGTAGCATAATCAACTTCGTTTAATCTCCTATCAGCTCTATAAATAACCAAATTAGTGTAAACATTATATTTTATAAAATCAATTTCTCTAATATAACCATTAGTAACGCTTTTTGTTAAAAGAACCCAATTTGTACTATCCCCAGTTGGTGCTGAACCCCATGAACCTGTTAAGTTTTTATAATGTAAGTTATTCCATAATACAACATTTCCAACCGACACACTTCTAGGTGTTGTTCCCCAAATACCTATATTTCCTGTATATCCACTAACCCCACTATAATCACCAACTCCCTGATAATCGGCATTTAAAAAAATACCACTACCTTGTAAACTAGAATTAGAATTAGTTATAACACCTTGAACGATAACTCCTTCATCAGCATTAATAGGGTCAGTTATTTTATAAAAACAACCTACTTTTACACTATTAGTATCTATTAAATTTAAAAATTCAGAATTAGTTATTTCAATGGTATCACAAGTTATACCTGAAACAACAAATGTTCCACCTGTACTATTTGTAAACGTTATATCACCCGTTATCGAATTATAAGTACCACCCGTTGCGTAAGGCACAATATCGACAACTTTACTTAGAGGTAATTTAAATGAACTACCTGCGGGATTTTGAGAAGTATCTCCAGTGACAACGATATGTATTAGATGGTCACCACTAGCACCTGAATATTCAATTCTATCTGTTAATAACATAATAAAGTTTTACAATAAATATCACTATATTATTAAATGATTAGTTAAAATTCATATTTAACCCATAAAATCATAAGGAACATAATCCATGAAATCAAAACATTCAAAGTCTTGAAATTGTTTACTTCCACATTCAGGACAATCATTACAAGTAGAACATGATATATCATAACGAATTACCATATTAACCGAAACTTTAGCCTCAGATAAATCACATTCAGCTATAACCGAAACGTCATTATTATTGTAATCGATAAAAACATCTGTAATACCATCATATGACGTTATTAATTCAATGATAGCGTCACCCCACATAGTATCTGTCGGCACATCACTTAATGTACTACCAGTATAAAAAGATTGTCTATTTGTAACACCATTAATAGTAACAGATGCATCAAAAATAGCTTGATTTAGAATACAATTTTCTTCATTTGAGGTTAAATCATTAAAACCTTCAAGTAACATATTAAGAGCCTTTTTCTGAAGATTAACAACGGTATTTTGAAAAATACTCTCACAAACATTATAAATAGAATAATTACTTGACGTATTACTACCTTGTAGTATAACTGTTTTTTCTTTAACACATCCGTTATCATCAGTTATTTTAATGGTATAAGTACCTGCCGATAAATTAGTAACGGTCATACCTGTTTGTCCATTAACATTAGAACTCCACTCTAACGTAAATGGTGGTTCACCATCAATTATTAGAGTTGTAATAACACCATTATTAATACCTGTAGGATTAGAACTAGTTGTAATAAAATCAACACTATTTGATGATGGAACAAAAATAGGAAACGTTTGTTTACAAGGAACACTATTGTCCGTAACTGACACCAAATAATTACCAGATGAAATATTATTAAATGTTTGAGAACTTAACGTTGTTTCATTAGACTGAAAAATATCACCATCAATCTCATATAAATAAGGACCTGTACCCCCTGAAACTTCAACACTTATCGAACCATTAGATATGTTACAAGTAGTTCCCGTAGTTTGAATATCAAGATAAAATAAAACCTCATTTTCAATTATAACTGTTTCAGTGTACTCACATTCACCAGCATCAGTAATTGATAATGTATATTCGCCCGAAGCTAAATTATTAAAGGTATAATTACCAAATGTTGTTGTTGTGGTATTAACCGAAGAATTTGGATATGTTAATGAGAATGTATATGGTGGTGTTCCTGAAGATACCTGAACATTAATAGTTCCCGCATCATTACTACAACTTGAATTAGTTTTTATTACAGAAACAATATTAAAACTCAATGGGGTTATTAAACTAACACTACCATAATATTTACATAAACCCGAATCTTGGACATAATAGTTAAATGTTCCTGCCGGTAAATTATCAAAGACTACAATATTACTGAAATCTACAATTATAGTTCCATTAGAACCCGAATAATAAAATGGTGATGTACCACCAGAAATATAGATAGTTGCAGAACCATTACTTGTAAAACAAGATGGTTGTGTAACTAATATACCCGATTGACCCATCGGTGGTACTTGTACCACATATGTATCTTTACTAACCTCACAACCTGAACTATCGGTGATTGTAACACCGTAAGCACCGGCAGTTAATCCCGTTATTGAATCAGTAGTTTCACCATTAGTCCATAAATAAGTATATGGAGGATTACCTGTTAAACCTGTAACAAATATTTTACCTGAGTTGACCGCACACCCCGCATCGTTAACTATGAAAAATCCAAAATCAAGACTATCTGATGGTTGTATAACAACACTTTCTGTTGTTCCTGTACATCCACCCCCATCATCGACAATAACATAATAAGTACCAGCACTTAAGCTAGTGAATACAGTAGAGTTCGTTGGTAAATTAACATCGGTAACACCTGATGTTATATAACCTAAAGTATTATGATATAAGTAAAATGAACTTTCACCATAATCATATGTTGTGGTGGCAGTTAAAGACCCATTATTTTGATTACATAAAGTATTTTGTATTTCAGATATAGTGCAACAAGTTCCACTAGAAATATAGATTGAAACGGGCACTGTTGTGTTAGTTGGAGAACAACTGTCAATAATATTAAAAACATACGTTCCTGAGCTTAGATTTTCGACGTTATAAATGGTAGCACCTTCACCTAATGGTATAGTACTAGTGATGGGTGATAACCATTGTATCGTAAAATCAGGAGCATCACCGAAAATTTCAATTTCAAACGAACCTAAACTTTGATTTGTACAATCACCGGTTATTCCGATTAAGTTATATGATAGTAAACAAGACATTAATTACAAGTTATATTAAAATTTATTCCAACATTTAGTTTGAATGAAACACCTTCATCTGATTCTGAACATAATGTGTTATATATTAAAATAGTTTCATTTTCAATTATTTCATAATCATACCCATAATTTTTAAATTCATCTAAGGATTCTATAACGGCATTTAGCCAATCAACATTACTTGGTGAACTTAATGCGGGTACAGATAAACCAACTCCGTTAAAAAACGATTTACTAACAACTGTAACATCATTTAATCTAATGTCAACAAACCATTCAGATGTTATACTATTTAAGTTACAACTATTAATGTTAGTCCCAATTGAGCCGACATATGAATTAATAACATTACCTAATATAGCTGAAAATGATTGTATTGCCGGATTATCATTCCATGGATACAATGAACATTCAACACTTTGAGTCGGACAATCAACAGTATATAAATTACCCGATAATGTACAAGGACCACAAGGAACAGGAATAATTTCACAACCTCTTTGTCTTCTCCATGCAAATTTTTGTCTATGGAAAATTGAATTCTCGTATCTTACACCTGAATTAAATAATGTCGATGCCGGCATCATTTGTTCAACTAATCTAACCCAATAATCACCAAGACCATTCACATAATCAATCATTGTTTTATATGTGAAATTATCATTTGGTTGATTAATGAAATTCTCAGATTCTAAATATTTCCAATAAATAGATTCTAAAGTAGGATAACCACCTGAAGAATACTGTCTATTACGAACATTAATCATATTAGACCAAAATGTCTGTGCGAACTCAAAAAATGTTTGTTGTTTAGGTTTAGGATTGATTTCAGTCCAATCAACACCCCCTTTTTGTGGGTATGGTACATTCGGAAACGTAGTACTAAATTGATTAACACCCATTTTCATATAACCACTAGGTATTGGATTACAATACGTTGAGGGGGTATAATTTAACCCTTCATCAGGTATCGGGAAGTTATATTCTCTCGACATGTACCAAACATCATACAATAAACCTTGTGAAGGATTTAAAAATAAATCGATATTTTTAACATTCAAAACTAATCTTTCATCACTAGTATAATATCTAGCATTATAACCTCCATCAAGATTACTTCTTAATCCTGTTTCATTAACAACCCAACTTTTATTGTTATCAACACTCTTATTTAGGTTATACCCTAAATCCATAAATGGAAAATCTCTAAACGGAGTTAAATAATCTTGACCATAGGTATATGGTATTAACTCGGTTTGGAAATCAGGATTTGAACCTGTGAACACACTATTAGTTAAATTAACACTTTCAGGTGCTCTATGTTCAGGCGTTTGTTCAAACCACCCTGAACCTATTTGAAAATAATATTCTTCACTATCCAACGGTGCTCTAGGAAAACCGTTATCATCCATAGGATATTCATCTCTACCAATATTAACATCTTTAATAATTGAACTTGTTGTGAATCCTGTATAAGAAACTCCTTGGAAGGTATATACGTCATTTTGGTCTAAAACAGGTAACTCTATTAAATAAGTTCCACCTGAAATTTGTCCAAATTGACTATTAAATTGATTAAGATTAATTGCTTGGTCAGCTAAATACACATACTCATTGAAATCAACTAAGGCATCAGGAGCACCAATTAATCTCATTAGATTTTCTACAGATTTTCTAGTTCCTTTAGATTTAAAGAGATATGCCGAATTTAAAATTAAATTTCTAAAATATTGATAATTTAATTCATCAGGTGTTGATGGTGTGGAAATACCGGTAAATTGTGACTTTTCAGTTACCTTTTGACCAAAAACTGACGCTAAAAAATCTTCATTGGTAATAGGTGACATATTTGTTTTCCACCCTAATGTTTGAGCTAAATTTTTTAATAATTGGGACGGTATGTCATTACCCACATTATAATTAACCGAATTCATATATGCCAAAGCATCTATGAACTTTTTAGTTTCATCAAAACTTCTACCATAAATTTGTAATGATTTTTCAACTTTTTGGTCAATAGTATCAAAATCTTTAATCGCATCTGTCGTTAAAAATCTTGAAATTAAATTCGTTTTATATGAATCTAAAGATTCCGCAATAGTATTCAAATCAGTTAAATAATTTGTAAATTGCGAAGAAATAATATCAATATTCCAAGACCCATTTAAAGGCCAAGTAATATTTTGATTAATACTATAATAAGTACCATCATCACTTTCTTTAGGTACACTAAATGTTGCCGTATATTTAGGGTTAACATTTCTATTTAATAGAAATTTTTCAACTTCATCAAACTCTTCGTTGAATACTCGATTAACTTCATAATCGTTAGGTCTAATTAACAAGTTATCAAAAGATTCTGTATTACCCGAAAAAGGATTACCTATTACTGAAATAGTTAAAGTACCATCAACTAATGAAGTTGTAGGTATTATATACGATACACTATATTCGTTAGATTTAAAAAACAATGAATATTTAGCGTATTCAACAGTTAAATTCCTTAATGGTGAAACACTAATTTCTCTAAGTTCTAAATTTCTAGTTGCGTTAACAGTAAAATCAACATCAAATTGATTACGAAGTCTAGAACAATCTAAATCAAAAACCGTAGTATCTGTTATAGGATTATAACTAATATTAGTAGCCGTTGCACCTGTACTATAATTAATACCCAAAAAAGTAGATTCAATAGATGCTGGAAAATAATTAATTATTTTCTGAACAGATACTGAAAATCGTTTTTGTAATGAACCATATAATGTAAAATTAGTAATTTGACTTAAATCAAAATTAGGATAGACTTTAAAATTATTTTCAAAAATCTGTTTAGATTGTTGAACACTTTCAATACCTAACGAATCTAAATTAATCGGGTCTGAAAAAGTACCCGTATTAAAAGTTCTATTACTTTTTTCAGTAATAGCCGTATTAAACGTAAAATTACCTTGAGTTAACCCACCACCTTGCACTAACTGAAAACCGACTAAATCGTCAGAAAATGTACCTGAACCAGTTGCTGGTGTTGGGGGACAAATATATTTTTTTTCAGCCATTATTGAGTGATGTTTGTAAAGTTTTTACTAAAGTCAATGTTATTATTTCTATCTTGTCTAACTTCGTATAATAAATGATTAAATTGGTCTCTAATTTCGTATAAGTTGTATTGTTTATAAATATTGTTATTACTATCGTACATAGTGTAAATACCGTCATCCATTGATTTTGTTTGATTACCAAACAACGCAATAGCTAATGTTGAGAAATCATGTTCAGCCATTTCAATATCTAAAGTAATAGGATTGAAGAACGTATTACTAATGATGATATTTTGATTTGGTTGTCCAATAAAAGGAGTCGCGTTAGGTTTATTACTTGGTGACGATGATGGTGATACCGTACAAAATATTAAATTAGTATTATTATCGGTGTATCTATATCTAATAGCCTTTTGAGACGTATTAGTTAAATTTTGAACAACAGGTTCACAAAAAAATGAAGATGTTATTATTCTGAAAAAATTAGGGATTTTAGTCCCATCAGTATTTAAATACTCAATTCTAAAACCAACTAATCCTTGTGTAACAAATTTATTTCTAAATTGTGATGGTACTTCACTTAAATCAATAACTAATCCTTTAACATTTGGTATTGCGGATAAAACACCACAATCCAAAATTTTAGTTCTAATTTGAGCAGGTCTAATATAGATTGTATAGATACCTATTTTATTGAAGACATCTGAAGGTAATTTTAAATTATATAACCCACCGAGTATCTCAACATTAGCATTACCACCTGTACTACTATTGTTAAAGTAGGGCTTCAATACCGATGTAGAGTCTAACTTAGTCATTACAAAGTTATTAGTTTCATCTCTAGATGGTGTATAATTTAATATTATATCAACATCTGCCGGTGATACATCCGCTGGTCTTATAGTTCCATAAACTCCCGTTGCCATTCAGTTAATTTTTTTCTTAATTTATTTAAATATAAATATCATTATTATGTTTTTGTGACATTAAAAAAACCATATCCATATTTTTCTAAGTCACCCACGTTATCCACTTCACCAAGTCTTTGTAACGATTCTAATCCCGAAGTTTTCCCACGTTCTATGTAGACATTAGATTGTACTTCAGGTTCGTCTATTACATTTAATAACGTTTCGTTTTTAGTTATTGCTGAACAAATTAACATATCAGATGTTAACCCTGATGATTTCGCAATAAAAATAGTTGTACCATCATTATAATCATAGTAATCAATACCATTTATAGTATACCCTGTATACAATCCATCATTTGAAGGCCCCCAAAAAGTACCTATTGTATTAGTATTCGCAGTTACTTCTATACCTATTTTAAACTTACCCGCAAATAAAGCAGGATTATTTTTACTACCATATTGACTTAAATCGTTCATGGTTGAATTAGTAAATCCTGTAATTACGATAGGGACTGAAGTAAATTGGTTATTTATCTGTAACTGAGTTTCACATTCGCTATCGCCGCTAAAAATATAGTCATACATTAACGGTGTTCCTGACCAAGACCCTCCTGATGGATAGAAATAAGCAGTACCGTTAGGATTTGTAATAGTAATATCACTATAAGGTACTGTAACAGTTTTTTTTATTAGATTAACACCCCATGGACTTATACCTGACATAACAATATTAAAATTACCAGATTGTGTATAAGTGTGTGGGTAAAAATTAGGACTAAATACAGTTAAAGTTTCAATTGGTGTACTATCACCCCAATCTATCTTATACTCACTAAATGAAAGATATTTTTTAAATTCAATATCAGATGTATTATACAATTGAACCAAATATGGATTTAACGTATTCGATGAAAAAATAAAATTGGTCATTACATCTTTCTGAACCACCATTCCATCAAATGTTGAATAGTATCCAATATCAACAGTATTCTCACTTAAAAAGATAGGTATAGTCATACCCGTTAATAGTGAAGTCCCGTTAGTTCCTCCCGACAATATTTGGGTCATCGATGAATAAACATACGTTTGACCTGTTAATGTTTCAGTTGTTGCACTTGTAATTACATCACAACAAACAACAAATTCTTCATTATTTTCAGTATTAATATAATAATCAGTAATAAAAATCTTATTACTAATAACATCAGGTGAAATTTTATAATTATAAACTCTATCTTGCATTACGGATTAACATATTCATACCATTTTATGGGGTTTGTATCACCAATCCTTACATTGTTTAAATCAAACACCGAATAAGTATAATTATCTCTATTAATTTTTAGTTTATAATAAAAATACTTATTAGCGTCAAAATTAAATCTATCAGGTAAGTTAGATTGTGGCACTGTCATCATTTTAACAAAAACACCTAATCTAGCATCAAAAAATTTAGCACTCATATAAAAAGTGGTTAAATCATTAATCTCTTCTTTTCTTAACCAATAAATAAAAAAACCTTCTTTATCACCAACGTAATCTAATTTAAATGTCGGTTTTTTAATTTTAACCGATGACAAATAACTCGATATTAACACATTCTCAGTAAACCCTTGTTGAACAGGTATTATAATAGTCATATAAATTGTTTGTGTATTAACATCAGTTGTATCGTAAAAATCTAATTTAAAGAAAGATTTAGTAAAAGGTTTTTCATAATAATAAACTTGAGTTTGGGTAAAACCTTCTTTTAGATAACTAGAAGACCAATCAGTTATAGTTGAAGTAGGAATATCTATTTTAGTCCCACCAAAAAAATTAAACTCGTAATTAACATCAGTTCTACTACTACCAATATGCGAATCATGTGCGAATCGCATAATTTCATAATCTTTGGGACTTCCTAAAATTCCACCAATAACTTCATCTTCATATAACTCAATACTATCATCTCTACCTGTGAAATCCCATTTAATTTCTAAAGGTATGTTAATAAACTGATTATTATCATTAGTTAATTTAATTCTATATCTATTATTCGCATCCATCAATTGTCGGTTCAGCTACAGTCGTATTGTTTATGAAATTAGTACCTTCAGGGATTATTCTAAAAATTGTATTAGTATGTGGGTAATGTTTACCATTAACAAATGGATAATCAACACCAACATTATTAGAATCAATATAACCGTAAGGATAAATATCTTTCCATACAAATGAATTTTTAGTGGTTGAGAAGTATGAATAGTCAGGGACATTATCAACAGAATCTATATCACCTTCTTCAACATATTCAGAATATTCTTTAATTGTTATTTTATGATGTGGTTCATAATAATACCCAAATAAATTATTAGAATTTGGTAAATTTCCTTTATTATTAAACACAAATGGATTAAATGTGAATTTGTGATATATTGGACTAATTACTCTTTCGGTTTGCTCAAAATCATTAAATTCACAATATTCACCGTCAATAATATCACCAGCTTTAAGTGATTTAATATAAGTAAAAGGTTTAGTCCCTAATGGTGTTGTATAAGTACCCATAGGGAAATTAGTTCTATTATCAGAATTAGAATTAGTCCACCATGTATTTGGTAAATTATTTATCAACTGTAAGTTACATTCATAACCCTGTTTCAATCCATAATAATTAATTCCATTAGGTATTCCGAATGTCCATCCAAAATACCCTTTCCAAATAACAGTAAAGAATAATTCAGTTATAGGTCTTTTTTGATTATCTCGTATTTCACTTATATCAAAATCCTTATTAAATGATAATGTATATGATTGAGCACCTTCTTTAATAGAAACTCTTTCAATATGATTAGGTGTTAATCCACTACTTTCAAATTTTTTACTACCACCAAAAATATTTTGTTCAAATCCGGCTTTAGTCATAACCGCATCATCAACATTAGTTAACAATTTAATTTGTTTAACATAGTACTTTGAAGTCGTATCTCCCGTATTGTTTATATCAACAACTCGAACAAACGTACCATTAATACCGTCACTAAACGTAGACCCTGTAAAACCGTAATTAAATATATTAAAAATATAATCACTATTATTACCTCCAAAGTCACCCAAAGAATAAACCTGATAATATTGATTATTATTGTAACTAATACTTAATTTAACATATTCACCAATTGATAAACCATGTTTTAATGGTGATTTTAGACTAACGATATTATTACCACCTTCAGATGCGTTAGTGATGACAAAAGGTAATCCGTCACCGGCAACCCAATTTAATGTTACACCATAATCAGGATTATACGCACTCATTTTTTTTGTTAAGTTATTACTATACGGATAACTCATAAAAAAATTCCAATTATAGGTAGAGGCACTTTTAGCCACAAAATCAATATGATTATTTGGCGGTAAAGTATACCCTGAAACATTATAATCGTTTCTTATAAAATCAAATTCATTATACTGTGGAAACCCACCCCATAAGACAGAATTAGAATTACTATTACATTGTAAAGCCGCGGTATTAGACGCATTTACGTAATATAAATTATTTTTAAATGGTGTATAGTTTGTTGTTCCTGTATATGAATTTTTAAATAAAACTGAAAACTTACAAGTAGGTCTAACTATTGTTGATTCTTGTCTTTCTTTATCATAGACTTCTGCTAAATCAACATTAATTGTTCTATCAAATTCAATATTTTCTTTAACAGTTTGTACTAAAGGTAGTTGGATAGATGAATCAGTGTCTGACGCTGATTTATATCTTAAACTACCTAATACAATTCTAATATCATTTACATTTCCCATTAATCATTTTCATTTGTTGTGTCAATCCATTTAGTAGTGAACCTATCGAAAGCCGATTTCCCTCGTTTTAAACCAAAAAAGAAGTGAAACGGTGCACCATTAGTAATTGCTCTACTATAAATACCTGAATTTTGATTCCAATTTGATACCGACCCACTTAAATTACCACTATTATCAACAGAATAAATATATCCTTTATAATAATTAGTTTGAGTCATATTATTCCCTCTAAAATATCTAGATACCGGTTGGATTCTATCCATCGATTGATATCTACTACTAAAAAACCCATTCGTATCAACTTCATTAGTAAACCAATTGTTTAATTGAGAGCCAAATATACTATCACCATCACTATTTTGTTTAACATCCCACTGATAAAATGGTACTATTTGTGATTTAACCGGTATATATTCAAACGAACAAGAATTAGTGATAGGTAAGTTATTAACGTTTATTGTTCTTTTAGGGGTTAAATAATCCCTAACTTGAGTATCTGAACTAAAAAATATTCCAAACACACCATCTGTAGATGCACCACCGTTATAATAAATCTGATTAGGGTTAGGATAATTTTCAGCTTCAAAAGGTGTTACACCGACTTCCGAATTAATTGAAATCATCTGAGCATAATCTCCGTCAATCATTCTATTTTTACGACTAAAAAAACTATCTACTGTTGTACCAGCGATTAATTTTTGTATAAATGAGCTATTTGTAAGTCTAGTAATAATAAACAAATTAAGTATTTCTGATACATCACCAAAACTAGTGTTATTTAAATTTTTCATTACATAACCATCAAAATTGTTTGACAATGCAATTTCTTGTGAGTAAAAATCTCTAGGTCCCAAATCCATTATTGTTGTAGGATATAGTAAATTTTTTTCGTTTCCATCATATCCAGGACTATTTTTACCTATAAATTTTTTATTTGTAAAATCCCATGGACTACACCTATAATAAAAATTATAAGTTTCTGTGTTATCAAAAAATAGATTATCTTTACAATATACAGAATAAGGAACATTCTTAGAATTAAAATATCTGTTATTTTTAAAACTAAACGCATATAAAGTTCCATTTACCCAATTATTTGTAAATATATGACCAAAAACGTTCCTACATGCCGCAAAACTAATTGTTAATCGACTCAACCATTCGGTAATAACACTAAAATCACTCAATAATGTTTTAATAGGTGTGGTAACTAATATATAACACCCATTTTCTAATTTTAAATTACCATCATTATGTTTATAACAACTATTACCTGATGGTTGTATTTTGACAGTACCACCTGAATTATAATAACAATTTAAAGGGACTAACCCATTACAACTAAAACTATTTAATAAAGGATTTGGTATTATTACCGGTATATCATCACCAATTTCGTTAGTAACATTATTAGAAGAAGAAATAAATCCATCATCACTCACTAAATAAACAGACGTGATAGGATTAGAATTAAGTAGATAACTATTATCATTACCTTTTTTAGGTTCATATACCATGGTTGAAGTCGGCAATCTATCTGACCTCATTACTATATTGTTAGTTAAATTATTACTAGGTAATATATTAACATTATTATTGTATTTTCTACTATAGTAACTAATGTTAATTTGATTGGTCGGCCACTTTACAAATGGTAAATGATTAAAACTTACATTTAAATACATAAATGAACCACCTTCGATAGGTTCAAAAGGTATGTACGTTCTAGAATTATTCAACGGTTGGGTTTGGATTGGGGCATATGTTAAATCACCACTAACATTACAAGCCGTATCTATAGTATGCTTAACCCATTCTAACGTATAATCATTATCATTTTTAATTTTTAAACCATAATTAACATCATTAATTACCCCTAAATTAGACGGTATAGTTGTATTATCTAAATTAGAATAGTATTTAGGTAATGATGTTGTAAAACCTGACATTTGATTACCAGGTTGGAAAAACATAGATGGGTAAAAAAGTTTCAAATTACTATATGTATCAATAGTATTATTATCATTAACGGTATGTTTAATATTTAGAGGCGTTCCTTGAATAGGAATATTTAATTTAAATAAACCGCTCACTTTAATATAACCCCAATTATTATATCCAAATAATTTACTTAAATCGTACTCACATTTCACTCTAGTGGAATTAGGGTCTACACCTCTCACTAAAAAAACAATATATTTTTTTTCATATCCATTAATTAAGTTAATAGGTTTTACAAATTTCTGATTTGTCGCACACCCATTATTAAGCCCTTGGACATTCATTAATGAATTAATTGTGTTAATATACGTATCATTATTTAAAAAACGTGTATTTAAAGAATTGACTAATGATGTGTCGGTATGTGCCGTATAATTATTATATGTAACACCTGTTATTACTTGGAAATATTCAATATCTACAGGATATCTAGCGTATTTACATTCATTATCAGATGTTTTACCTGTTAAATTATAAACAACACTTAAATACGTTGGTCCTCCATTAGGGTCTGAATAAGTTATTGTTTTTTGCGTAATTATAGTATCATTTAATAACGTACTACCTGTAATACTATTAGTACCATAATCATTTATTTCATCAGTATTAATATTTATATCACCCGATAATTTAACATCCTGAAATGATAATATCTGTCCACTACTAAATTTATTAATTTGATTTTCAGACACCATAACCACCATAACATTATCTAAATGGTACTTACTTGGTGATGGATTTAAAACAGTATCGAATTTAACTTTTATTTGATTAACACCACCACCGACAACATTATTAAAATATTTAGATTTAGTGTTAAATAAATTAAGTCTTTCCGATAACGGTAAATCGCTTGTAAAATAATAATCGGTTTGTAAACCACTATTAGCGTTATTAGGATTAGGTATAGGATAAGGAGTACCAACATAATTAGGTATATTACCTGTCATAGGTATCTGATATCCAGAAAGTAACTCATTAACACTTATATCATACCCTGTTATTTGATTATAAATAATAACATTACTAATCGGTAATAATAAATTACTCCCATCTGTATTTATTATTTCATTAGTCTGATTAATAGACCCCGGTATTGTCTGTGTATTATCAGGACTTTGGGTTGATGGGTCGTTACAGTCACATAATTCACAATCAGGATATGTTAAATTAGGTATTTTGAAATTAGTAAACCGGTTTTTAATATCGTTAAGTTTATCTAAAAGTTCACTAAAATTAGGTAATGAAATGCTAATACTTACCAAACTAGCCAGTTTCTGAACTATTTTTGCAACCGCCTGTATTAATCTAACTAATAAAGTTAATAAGGGTACTAAAATGTAAACAACAATAAATGATAATATATGTAATAATAAAACTAAAACATATAATGTAGGTCTAAACAATAAACTAAATATTGTAAATACTAAAAATAAAATGTCGGTTTTTTTATAAGCATCGTTAGTTGGAAATTTGTAATTTTCACTCTCACAAGTATCATTAACAATATCTTTTATTGAAATGAATCTTCTTTTGGCAGTACCTTTTCGATATTGAGTTATCATTTGTGACACAGTATAAACTTTATTGAAAGTCATATCATAAAATCTGTCTTCGCAATCAATCGCTTCTTGTATCATTTGTAACCCGATAGTATCAGGTAATCCTGTCGTATTATCAATACTACCGTAATCATCCCAATTTAAACTAAACGTATATGATTTTTTAACTCTTTCATATTCGTCAGTAGTGAATGACTTATATAATGGGTCATCCGATGATGTCACCCACCCATACTCTTTTATATTAGGAACTAAAAAATATGCTCTTTTAACTGATTCCGATAATGTAGGAGGTTGTCCCCATTTAACTTTAAATCGATATTTACCTTTAGTTGGAATCCCAACTTTAGGGTCGTTAGATAAAACTCTCTCACCAAATTCATTTATAACAACATAATCTAAATTCATTGGTACATCAATTAACCAAGTACCGTTATCATCTATTACTTTACCACCGGATTCTAATTTAAATTCTTCTAATATAGGTCTACCATTATTATCAATATCAATGGTTTGTCTAATTGCTAATATCTCACCAGGACCAACAACCAAACTACATAATTCACCCGATTTCAATGCGGGTCGACAATTCGCTTTAAGACTGTAATCGTCATTAGTTGATAAAATAGAACCCATAAAGATTGCTGTAGGTCGAATATCAATATTCGCCTCATCTGATAAGTCAAAATCTGTTCTTGTAATACCTAACGTACAAACACTTTCATCACCCCAAAAAGGTTCAACATCTAAAGTTCTATTTATAGTTATAATTTGAGGTAATTCATTTAAATTGGCGGAAGACTTAAACTTAGTACCACTTACTTGTGATTCGGTAGCACGACCCATTCTAATTAAATCTTGAGGTGATAATGAGAACTCACCAATATCAGATAAATCAACATTAACAACAATTGTTTGTGAACCCACCGGAACACCAAAAATCATATAATCACCACTTTCATTAGTCACGGCATTATACTTATAATACTTATCGTAAACCTCAATTTTATTAGGGTTAGTTAAAACATCTTCTCTAGTGAAAAATGAACCTGTTGGAATATGGTTACTATATGAGGGTTCAGTTGGTAAAAGATTATACCTATAACCATCATCATTAGTTGTACTTAAAGTTTTATAAGGATATAATTCAGTAATTACAGGGTTACCACTATCAGAATCTTCTAAAGGGATGAATACTGATACTTTAGCGTTTGGAATACCAAACCCGTTATTAACACTTACACGACCTACAATAACACCGTAATCGGAACAAACTCTCGTATAAACTTGACTTTGTAATACTTTTAATGAGAGTATTTCTAAAAATTCAAAATCCTGTTCTAATGTTACCTTAACTGATTTATCAACACCAGGTGTTGTTCTTATTCTATATGAATTTGACATTTTATTAATTTAAAAATAAATACTTTATATACTATTTTTAAAAGATAAAACAAAAAATTTTAAAATAAATCATCAACTAAAATTAGTCGTTGTTTGGTTTTTAACCCTAATATTTATATCCTTATTAGGATATCTTATTTGATAAATTTGTTTAGGTTCCGCGAATATCGTATCATCAATTAATTCAATTTCTCTTGTTTCATTATCAACATATCTTTGTGATGTTTGTGATGATGAATATTGTCCCCCCACTTTATTAAAAAATGAAATATTAGATATTGTGATAATACCATTTTCGGACTGAATCTCTTTTCTTAATTCAGAAACGTTCACATTTTGACCCATTTGTCGATTAGTCGGTTCAAAGAAATCGGATACAATATTAATTACTTTACTAATAACAGTACCTTGGTTCTGACTTGAATCTAAAACTAAATCAATTGTTACACCTAAATCAATAACATTTGCAGTTTGAATAGAGATATAATCATTCATCATTCGATAATTAGATAAATAATTCGCAACATTATTTTTTAGAGTGTCAGAAACGATTTCAGTTAATTTACCTGATTCGTCATAAGATAACATCTTAATTATAATTTTATTATTTTCTTCAGTGATTGCCACTTTAGCAGGTGCTCCAAACTGTGACGGCATAGTTCTAATTAATGAGTTATAATCATCAATAGTCACCGCTCTATTTTGAGCTGAAAAGTTAAAAGAAACTAAATTTCTAACTTCCTCTAAACTAGGAAAATCAGCACCCCCAATAGCAGCAGTAACGTTATTACATCTTAATGAATTTACAACCGTAGTATTCATTGTTTCAGACGGACCATTAACAAAAAATGAAACAGTACCTATTTTATTTATAACATTAACACCTAAATTACTAGAAACACCACCACCAACACGATACTGTACGAATACAGTTGAGTTAGCCTTTAAAGTTGACCCTAATGCGAAATTATTAGAATATTTATTTAAATTAAGTTGATATCCATTTCTTGCAAATTCTCTTAATTGCTCATCTGCAGATTGACTACCACCACCAAAGGTCATTTTAAGAAACCCTTCAGGTGTATATTCGGTTATAAATTTGTCACTCGTTGTAACATATTTACCAACTTTAATACCAGGACTATCAGAAACTTTGGTAGGGTCTTCGACAAAAACTCTATCTTCAATTAATGACTTAACTTCATACCATCTATTATCTAAACCCAAAAATTCTTGTACACTTGGTACGTTAGCATATTGTGTACCATCTTTTAATAAAACACTAGTTATCCCTAAAACATTTTTCTCAGGTAAAAATAACTCATAAAAAGGTTTAACATCATTTGGTGTTACAACTTTTTTAAACACTTTAGTAGTTCCATTAACAACAGTTTCTCGTTTAGTAATGGTATAATTAATTAACTTATTATTAGCGTCAAAATTAGGTATTTTAACTCGATTAGGGTAACCTTCATTATTAATTGGTGAAGAAAAATCAATATCATAAACAGTTTCAAAAACTTGTCCCGCACCATTAATTTGTGAACCTCTCCTTAATATACCACAATATCTTATATCTTCTTTATCACCATAAGCGGGTACGGTTATTGAAAAGTCAACTAAAGCAACTGAAGGTCTTAATCCCGGTATTTTTAAACCATACGTTCTAGCGAGATTATATATTGATGACCTTTGTTGTGCGTATTGTAACACAGTCTCTTGAATACTTCTATCAATATTAAATTGTAAATTATCAGTAACCGCGGCATTTAAATCCAATATTACTGAAAATATTGACGCATCATTAACATTATCCAATAAATCAGGATAATACGTCCTTGTAAAATTAACTAACTCGGTTCTAATCGATTCAAAATCTCTTGTAGTATACGATATTTTTTTCTCAGCCATAATTCTTATAAATTAATAATAACAAAATCGCTAGTACTAAAAGCATCATCATTTAGTCTATAATCGATTCTAATTTTAGCGGTATGTTCTTTTGTACCAATACCAGGTACTCTAAATACACGTTCATCATTACCGTTGATAAACGAACCTTTATCCTCATCACCTTCAGATGCCGGTGAAATACTCATTTTAGTTATAGTAATACCGGGAATATATTCTTTAACGGTTTCTCTTATTTCAGATTCAATCTCGGAATAAGTAGGACCATCCATCGGTTCAAATATAAATTCGTATAAACGAGTTCCAAAATCAGGTAGATAATATCTAGTACCTTTTCTTGTTAATAAAAGATGTATTAAGTTACTTCTAATTTCTTCCTGATTAGTTTCAGATAAATCCAAGAATTTACCATCCGTAGAATCATTAAACGGAAAATTAATCCCATATGTTATACCATTTGCCATATGATATAAATATTATATTAATAATATTTTTTTTGTATCATAATAAAAATAAAAATCCCGACAGTGTGTCGGGATTATTGTCGGGATTATGATGAACAACCAAAACATTCAAAATCGGATGTTGATGGTTTTGGTGGTATAATATTATTATTTATTTTTTCAGTCGGTTTTGTTATTTCAGTTTTAGAAATGTCAACCGCTAAATGTTTAGCCCCCGTTGAGATAGCTTTAGTTCTAATATAATAAGATAATGTTTTTAGTCCTTTTTCCCATGCGTGGAAATGAGATGATGTTACCTTAGATAAGGTCGGATTTGACATATAAATGTTCATCGATTGTGATTGGTCGATAAATGGTGCTCTTTCAGATGCCATATCAATCAACTCTCTTTGAGAGATTTCCCAAATAGTTTTATACTTTGAAACTAAATGTTCAATTCTTTTGACTTTTTTATTGTAATTTTTGTCTTCAATATCCAAATATTTATTAAAATCAATACTCTGAATTGAGCCATCATTTAATATAATATCATTCTTTAAAGTTTCAGACCAAATACCAATTTTTTCAAAATCTTGAATTAAATACTTATTTACGATTAAAATCTCACCACCTACAACTCGTCTATTAAATAGTGCGGATTGTGCGGGTTCGGTCATTTCAAATGAACCTGTTATTTTAGCTGATGATGCAACAGGCATTTGAGCCGTAAACAACGAATTACAAACACCGTACTTTTTAACCTCTTCTTTTAACGAATTCCAATCCCACAAACCTGATAAATCATTATTACTTAAACCCCACATATCGAATTGGAATATTCCATTAGACATTGGTGAACCATTAAAGTATTGATATGGTTCATATTTACCTTCTTTACACAAAGAACAACTTTCAGTAATAGCGGCAAAATAAATTGTCTCAAAAATATCTTTATTCAATTTTCTAGCCATATCTGATGTGAAAATATAATCTAAAATATAGAATACATCGGCTAATCCTTGTACACCAATAGCAATCGCTCTTTGTTCTAAACCACCTTTTCTACCTTTTTCAGTAGAATAACTATTGATATTAATAACTTTATTTAAAGTTCTAACAACTTTTCTAACTTCATTAAACAATAAATTAAAATCGAATTTACCGTCATTAATAAAGTTCTTTATAACGATTGATGATAGGGTACAAATAGCGGTTGTTGACTCATCTGTGTATTGATAAATCTCATTACAAAGATTAGATTGTTTGATAACCCCAATGTTCTGATGATTAGTCTTTTTATTAGCATTATCTTTAGAACATAAATAAGGTACACCTGTTTCAATTTGTGACTCAATTATTTTAGTCCAAATATCCATAGCCTTAACTTTTTTACCTAACCCTAAATTAACCGCTTTATTATAATTCTCTTCAAATTCATCGCCAAAACATTCTTGTAACGCTTTAATACCCGCTTTTTTAATATCATGAGGACAGAATAAATACCAATCATTATTAGTTCTAACCGCTCTCATGAAATTATCAGGAAGCCAAAGTGATGTGAAAATATCTCTCGCTCTTAATTCGTCTTTACCCGTATTCTTTTTAATATCTAATAAATCGAAAATATCTTTATGCCAAGGTTCTAAATAAACCGCAGCACTACCAGGTCTTCTACCTTGTTGGTTAAAAAATCTTAATGATTCGTTAACAATTTTTAAATATTTTAATAAACCACCTGCAAAACCACCTGAAGTACTAATACGACTTTCCTTACTTCTTTGATTTGACATACATAATCCAATACCCGCAGCATCTGATGAATAAGTTGAAATATCGTTAAGAGTATTTAATAATCCTTGTCTTGAATCTCCGTCATTATAATGTAAAACACAAGACGCTAATTGGGGAACTAATGTTCCTGAATTAATCATAATAGGAGTCGCCTTAGAAATACGTTGTTCAGATAATGATTTATAATAATCAACCGCCTCTTCAAAAGAATCCGTCACCCACAAGGCTATTCTCATATACATGTGTTGTGGTCTTTCAATCGCTTTACCTGTTGATGTTTTTAACAAGTACATTTCATTTAACGCAACCCATGCAAAATAATCGAAATTATAATCATTATCATGGTTAATAACTGAATCAATATTTTTTTCACCGTAAGCGGTGATAATTTCAATTAACCTATCATGAACAACACCATCTTTATGTAATAATTTCATAGTATCAGTGAAACTATCCATAGTTTCTTTATGATATAAAGAAATAGCGATAGATGATGCTAATCTTGAATAATCATGGTGACTTCCCGTATATGAAGAAGATATTTCATATACTAATCTATCAAGTTCTTTAGTTGTTATATTACCTTCGTTTGGCATTGAAGTAATAACCTTGATGAATATTTCATCGGAATTAACATTTAATCCTTTAGCAGCCTTCTTAATACGGTTATAGATTTTTTGGGGATTAAATGAAACGCTTTCCCCATTTCGTTTTTGTATTTTTAATGACATCATAGTTTCTAAATTATAGTGATTAAAACTCGTCTGTAAATGTAATTGATTCGTTAAGTTTTGCTTTTTGATACTCCATGGTTCTTGACTCGAAAAAGTTTCCTTTTGTTTCGATTGCAATTTGTTCCATGAATTTAAATGGTTGTTCAACATTAAATACTTTTTTACAATTTAATTTAACCAATAACCCATCAACAACAAATTCCAAATATTGTTTCATTAAGTTTTGGTTCATACCTATTAATGATACCGGTAAAGATTCAGTAATAAATTCCTTTTCGATTTCTAAAGCCGAAAGTAAAATTTCTTTAATTTTTTCTTCACTAGGTTTTTCTTCACAATGGTTATTTAATAAGTGTATTGCGAAGTCACAATGTAAGTTTTCATCTTTAAAAATTAAAGAATTAGCGTTACATAACCCTTGCATAATACCTCTCGATTTTAACCAAAATATCGAACAAAAAGAACCTGAAAAGAAAATTCCTTCAACTGCCGCAAATGCTATTAATCTTTCTTGGAAAGATGCGTTACTAATCCAATTTAAAGCCCAACTAGCTTTCTTTTGAACCGCAGGTAATCTTTCAATAGCGTTAAAACATTCGTCTTTTTCTTTACCGTCACTTATATAAGTATCAATTAATAGAGAATACATCAATGAATGTATATTTTCCATCGCTAACTGAAACCCATAAAAGAATTTAGCTTCAGGATATTGTACTTCACGATAAAAATTCTCAGCCAAATTCTCATTAACTATACCGTCAGATGCCGCAAAGAATGATAAAATATTTTTAATAAAATATTTTTCATTGTCAGACAAATTAGACCAATCTCTAATGTCATCTGTTAAATCAACTTCTTCAGCCGTCCAAAAAGCTGCTTGATGTTTTTGATAATATTCCCAAATGTCATGATGTTCAATTGGGAATATAACGAATCGATTTGGATTTGATTTTAATATTTTTTCCATATTTATTTTTGTTTAGCTTGTTCTCTTTCTTTACGTTTATCTAATAAATCTCTTACTTTATTTCTTTGTTTTTCTTCATTTTGTTCTTCAAGACCTAAGAACGTCACCGAAGAATCAGTGTCAATTTCTAACATACCGTTATCAAATTTACAATTTTCAAAGACAACTCCATCATCACCAATACGAGACTTAGTAATCGCAATTGTTGCTAATTTCATTTCTTTTTGTTGTAATGTTTTAGCCACTGAAATAATAACATGTCCAACTTGTGCTTTTTTAATTGACCCACCCATTTGGTCTGTCGTTACAACTTCAGATGAAATAGAACTTCTATTACCTTGAGTCGCCGTCCATCCAACTAAATTCAATTCATGACACATAGATTCAAATGCTCTCATAACCGAACCTTCTGATTTCCATTCATCCCCAAGATTTCTCTCAGGAACAACACAATCAATATAATCTAATGACACCATATCAATTTTAATACCATCAGCAATTAACTTACGAATCTGATTTTTAATCTGTAACATCGTAATACTATCAGATGGTAATTTTTTCAATATTAGTTGATTTGGCATGGTTTCTTTTATTTCTGTAACTTTCTTTACCACATCCTCTTTTTTAAGAGTCAATTCATCAGGATGTATTTTAGTCCACAAAGTTAAGTGTTTTCTTTGAATTATCTTAGGATTATCTTCAAAAAATAATTGAAGTACGTTATATCCTAAATTAAACGCGTGGTTAGTAATTTTAGTCATTAGGGTTGTCTTACCGACACCTGTTGGTGCTAATACAACACCTATCTCTCCCTTAGCCAAACCACCTTTTAAGAGTCTATCTATACCAGGGATACCCATAGGTATAGGATGTCTATAATCCTCGTCTAAAACATCATCTAAATTAGAAAAAACATTAGTTAATCCATCTTCTCGTTCACCAACTTGTAATGCAGTTCTTACCAACTGTTCTACTTTATCATAATTTTCAAACTCACCACCATCAATAATCTTTTGAGCTTTATTCATTACTTTTTGTAACTCTTGTTGTTTACAAAACTTCATAGCCTTTTCTTGAACAAAAGAGCTCCCTTCAATAGGAGCTTCTTTTATTTTATTGATAGTATCTATAACCATTTTAGACGCAGTACCTTGTTGTAATTCTGACTTGGTAATTTGCTCTAAAGTATCAAAAGTTGGTGTATGTTCATATTTCGAATAATATTCACGAATCATCTGTATGATGATTTTAAAATATTTATTTTCAAAATAATTTACTTCAATAACGTCAATAATTGACCTTGAGAATTCTTTATCAACTATTATTTGATTTAGTAATTGAAGTTGAAAACTACTTCCTAAGTATTCGAAATTTTTACTTGAACTCATAATTAATTCTTGTTTTAAAGATAAATATTACGCAGATAAACTAACATTAAGATATTCGTAAGATAAATTTTCAGATGAAAAAATGTCAGTTAAGTTCATAAGAAGGTTTTTTAGGTGTGGGCGTACATCTACAGTGTATCTAACTTTAGGTGGGTACGGTTTAGCGTCTATCTGTCTATGACAAATTGTCACATCACCTTGTTTAATAAAAATGTTAAAATATTCAGGACCGTTAGTTGATGACGTTTCTAACATGTTAGGGTTACTAGAAATTTCATAGGTATTATCTAACATATACGTTACCGTTTTCATTTTTAATTGGTATTCTAAATCATACTTAAAATCATTAAGTAAGTCATATAAATCCATAGAGTTTTTAGCTTTAGGGTTAAACTCTCTGATGTTGAAAAATCTTTGTACGATAATGTTATCGTTTACCATCATTAAAAACTCCAATTTTGTTGATTCATGTTCTTTCATAAATTTTTTACTTTTTAAATTTTCTTTTTTCTTTTCTTGTTAATTTTAAAAAAGGTGTTAGGAAATATATCCAAGCGTTATCACCTTTTGGTAGGAACTTGAAGAATCCATCTTCCATCATCATTTTGATTACGTTCCTATGACCTCTCCCATCAGGGTCGAGTGTTTCTGAATAATACTCATGTACTACGTTTTTTCCATCTTCGTTAATTAAAGGGTTAGACAAATTTACTATTTTTTCATTAATCTCAAAAAATTCTTCACCAAATATACCACTTTTTGTTTTACCAGACAAAAGATTTTGTAATAATTTATTGTCTTTATCTTCTTTATGTAGTAACTCAGCCTTATTTAAAATATCGGTAATATTAACTTCACGGTCAAGTATCTCAGGAAATAACTTAATTAATGTTTTTTCACCAAGAAAGTATATACCATTGATATTATCAGATTTATCACCAACTAAAATTTTATACGTTTTAATATTATAATGAGGTAATTCAATTTCTTTTAATTTGATTTTATCACCAAAACCGTAATATTTTTTAGTATCCGGTAAATAAACTCTAACATTTTCGGAAATTAACTGTGTTAAATCTCTATCACCTGAAAATATAGTTTTTTCTTCATCAGGTGATATTTGACAATAATAAGCAATTAAATCATCAGCTTCATTCTTATCTACCAAAATTTGTCTTATGAACAACTCTTCTAAGTATTGTTTAACACGTTCTTTTTGTTCTCTAATAGAACTTTCTTGGGTCACGTCGAAAGAAGTCTTACGATTTTCTTTGTATTGGGGATATAATATTTTGCGAGCAGATGAATTGTCTTCACCATCCCAAAAAACTAAAACTTTATCGAAATTTTCAACGTCAATAAAACGTCTAAGTGTGTTTAAAAAGTGCCACACCCCACCTACATGTTTTCCGGAGTGAAAGAAATCCTTCACTCCGTGAAAACCAATTTTAATTAGGTTGTTACCATCAACCAATAAGGTTTTAGTCATTAAATTTTATTTAAAAGTTACACAATCAGTTCTCTATTTCTTCTTCATCCGTATTAGGAATGAAAACTTCACTAAGTTTAAAGTCACCTTCACCACCTAATTTTTTATTCCAATATTCAGAATATTCTTTTTTATATTTTTCAATCGCTCCTTTATCGTCTTTAATATATCCTTGGGGAACTGCCAATATTTTACCATCTTTATATGATAAACCATTAACGTGATTTTTCAATATTGAAATTTTAGTTCTTGTTGCATAAACAACAGTTCTATTATTTTTAGTAGCTGTAATATGATTAATACCCGCTTTCTTTTGATTACCAAATAAGAATACTAATGCGGATGATAACCATAACGCCTCACCACCTTTAGCTTTAATTTCAGGTTGACCAAAAGGATTATCAGGTAATTCAACCCATGGTTGATTAATTACTACCATAGTTGCATAATATGGTACATCTTCTTTTTTTGTCTTAGATATTCTAGCTGAAATACCCATTCCAATTTTATCAGCAAATGTCGCAGCATTATGTTGTTTACCACCTTTACCATCATAAGTCATTTTACATGGTATAGAACCTACAGAATCCCATAAAAATTGTACGTTATACGGAATATCACCACTTTCTTGAGCATCTAAAATTTGATTAATGAAATCAGTTGCTTGTTCAATATAATCAAAACTATCGTTAAAAATAAAATGTCCGTCCCATTCACCATTTTCATTTTGGGTAGCATCTAAACCTAATTCAACGGCATGTTCCCAATTCCACTTTCTTTCAGTAATAATAAACACAGGTAAGTCACCTTGTCTTTGTGCATCAACAGCCGCTAATATCATAGCGGTCGTTTTAGAAGAATTCGAATGTCCAAGAAACATATTAATATGTCCTTTAATAGGCCCTGGTAAACCACAAGCGTCCATAAACGCTTCACCACAATTGTAAAAACTTTCAGGTTTATATTTAGTTTTAGTTGAGAATTTATTCTTAATCGATTCTAAACTAATGTCTTTTTTCTTAATTGCCATATTAATTGTATTTATAAAATTCTTTAATAGTTTCTAATTTATCTTTAGCATTTGCTATTTTTTCAACTAATTTGTCCATTTCTTCAATATGTTGAGGATGTTCTCCAATACCAACAGGTGAAGAAAAATAAACCATTAATGATGCTTCGTATTCTAAGATTTGAGCTTCATATTTTACACATAAAGCATCATACATTTTTAATCTTATTTTATGTTCGTTTGTCATTTTGTTTACGTTTTAAAGTTTAATTAATAATAATAAAAGGTACTAACTTAATCAATTAGTACCTTTTAAAAAAAAAATTATTTATTAAAATGGTAAATCTTCATCAGGCTCGTTATTAATTTGAGGGTCAGTTATTTTATTAGTTGTTTTTGACCCACCAAAACTTTCTTCAGATGAAGTTGAATCACCGTAAACATATTTACCTAACTCAGTATTCCATCTTGGAGTTTCTCCTCTAGCAATAGCTTCTAAATATTCAACAGGTTTTTTAGAATAAACATCTTCCCAAGTTAATTCATCATTTACCCAAGAATCGTAAGTTTCTTTATCTTCATGTAATGTAGATGGGTCATCATACATAACAGTTTGAATAACTGTATAAGATAAACCTTTAGGTGTCTTAGCTTTAGTCATTTCAAGGATAATATCACGACCTTTTTCAGCATCTGTAATATCACCTTTAGCTCTCCAAATAGGGATGATTTTATCTAAAATACCTTCATTTTTATAATTGTGTTTAAAACGCCAAAATTTAGGTCCGTCTTGTTCGTTATCTCGGTCAATAACCTTAACGATGTAAAATTTCCTTGATTTATAACTTCTAGCTAGTTCTTTATCACCAGCCAACATTAATTCTTCATACACTTCATTTAAAGGTGAACGTTCATTTGAATTAACTCCGGGGTCATATAATTTAACCCATTTACCATCCACTTGTACTTCATGGAAGAAAACTTCTTTAAAGGGTGAAGACCCGTCTTTAGTAGGTAAGATTCTTAATCTTTTTTGACCTTGTTTTTCATTGTCTTTTAAAAGAGCCGCGAAATACTTCTTCATTCTCTCATCTTGAGACATTTTAGAAGTACTGTTTGAACTTCCTTGTTGTGATTTTTCGTACTGTGCTAATACCGCATCTAATGTTGTCGCCATATATATTTTAAGTTTAATTGTTTATATAAATTATAGGTTAGTAATATGAATTTGTCAAATTTTAGGGTAAAAAAAAACTTGTCCATTATATCTCTATAAGTGGACAAGTTCTAACATTATGTTCAATTAATTATATTTGTTTGAATTTGTTTTCTTCGTCACCAAAATCCCTAAATGTTTTTTTTAATTCATTAGGTGTAAAATTTGTAACATCATCTTTAGTTAAGATATATTCGTTCTTACCTGATTTTTCCATATCTTCTTGTTTGTCAATAAAAAAATCTGTTAGTTTTTGGTTGAACGGTCCTGAATCTAAACTTCTTAATTCAAGTTTTTCTTGAGGTGTTTTTTCACGATATTTTTCAACTTTAGCTTCTAAAGTATTTAATTTAGTTACAATATTATCCATTTCACCTAATTTCTTTTCAAGATTTTGGATTTGGTTAAATAGATTGTTAAAATACTCTTCTTGTTTTTGTTCAACATTTTTCTGAGATTTTACTAAATCAGTAATTTCAAGTTCTTCTTTTTCACCTTCACCCTTACCATTTTCAATTTTTTCCACATCAGGGTCAGCATTTACATCAATAGGTGTACTATCTTGAGGTGGTGCAGGTAGTCCAGGTGCAGCTGCGTTAGGGTCGGCAGGTAAACCGGGTTCAGCGGGTGCTCCGGGAGCTACAGGTGCGGCTTCAGCGGGTGGAGGTATTTCACCTTCAGCACCGGGTGCTGGTGGTAATGTTTGCTCATTAATATATTTATTAATAGAGTTAAATCTTGATAACTCTTCTAATATTTTAATATCTATTTTCATATTTTTCTTATCCATTTAAAAGTTGTTTTACCCCGTTTAAAGTTTCTACTTGTATTTTTTTATGTGTTTTCATAGTGTTATCAACACGTTCAATCAAACCATCTTTCATTCTGATAGTATAACAATCACCCGTGTCCAAATCACACACTTCTTTAAAACCATTTCCGGCATCTTTTTCAGTATATCGAGTATTTTTACCCAAATAACTATCTAATATTAATTTAGTATTCATAAGATTATTTTATATATAAATATCGTTAATTATAAAAAAATTCAATTTCTTAAATTTGCATTAAATAACTGTAAACCTTTTTTTATTTTACTTTCAATATTACTAAGTTCTGTTTTATTTTTGTCTTTGTAAATGTCATAAGCGGTGTCTGTTAATTTAATTGAATCTTTATTTATAAACCAAAATTTAGCAATAGTTTCAGGTTTTAAATCAGGCACATCACCCATTCTTAATTTCCATCTATTTAATAATAAATCAATATTATCCTCAAGAGAAGTAAAAATAGCATATGGTAAATTATTCTTACCATCATTATAACAAAAATATTCAGTTTTAAACTTCGCTCCCGAATTCCAAGCGTTGTTTAATTTAACACCTGAAAAATTATAACCATATCCTTCAATAGTGTCATTCTTAGTAGATGAAAAAATGTAAAATACTGAAAACACCACATATTTTAATTTACCATCATCATCAATATTTAAGGCCGACATCCTTGTTTCTATCTTATTAGTTATATCACTAATATTAAGTTCATATAATCCAGGCGTATTATCACCAACATAACTATTATATTTACTGTTTAACATATTAGAACAAGTATTAGACACTTCCAATATCTTACCACTCGATGCCATGGCTGTTGTTGAATTATTTTGATTAATTACATTAGGTGTTTCTTTAACTTCTTTTTGTTCTTTAGTTAATTCTTTTTTAGATTTTTCTTTGATGTTTTCAATAACAGTTGTTAATAAATTGGTTTTTATCGACTGTAAATAATCATCAATTTTAGGAAGTGACGCAGTTGGTTGTCTAATACCTTCGATATTAGTAACAAAAGAGCCCGGTGATATACTATGATTAACACTTGTAATCATATAAGGTCCGTGAAACATAGGGACATATCTCAAATTAAAATACATCAACGGTTGTATTAACGCATTACCCATCATAGTAATGTTACAAGTATAACTTCTATTTTTATATAAATTATATAGTGAAACTGTTTGTGTTGCAAATTGTTTACCATTAGAAACATTCGCCATCATAGTTTCAACCGCCAAAGATTCGGCCGTTGGTTTACCTGAATTTTGACTAACTTTAAAACCATTAAAAATGGATTGATTTTGTGTCCCAATATCAACATTAAAACCAACAACTTTATTAGATTTATCCCAATCTTTTTTATCTTTTTGATTTTCAATTAATGGATTATCACTAGCTTTTCTTAAATCAAATGCGTCATCTCTAAATTTAAAATCAACATTATTTATTGCAATAACACTACTAGGTTTACCAGCGTAAGTACATACCATTTTAGATGATGAATTACGTGTATCAACATTCATAAATGTACCAAATAAGGTATTTGCAAATTCAGAAGTACCTTCAGATTTTGGATTAGAATTTTTAACAGCATCTTGGACATTATAATAATTAACATATCCAGGGATATTGGAATACTGAAAATTATTTTCAGATAAAATAGACGCAACAAATGAGTACATATCTACATTATCAGAAGTTTTATATAATTGTTCAATTCTATTTTTTAATTTATATATATCAACTAATAAAACATCACCGATATTTCTACTAGCCCTATCTAAGAATAAAATATCCTCAAATAATGTTTTTTCACTAAAATCAGTGCCAGCTATCCATTTATCATTTATTGATTTAAAACTTTCCCATAAATCTAATTTAGCAACATTACCGGTAGTTGCACTATTAATCTTACGTTGTGGTGTGAAATTAACATTAGCTAAATTAGATTGTAAATTAATCATTAAATTATTAATTATCCTATCTTGGAAAAGAATGGTACTGTTAATATATAAATCCATCATCCTTTTAAAATTTTCACTATTAAAGTTTGATTTAGGATTTTGATTGGTTATCAATTTTTTCGGTCTAATTTCTTTAGAAACTATAGGATTTCGTATCAACCCCAAAGGTCCGTAATAATTCAATATCATTTCTTCAATTAAAATTAAATCAATAGGTTGTACTTTAGATTTACCAACAAATATTTTAGTTCTATCAGGTCTTAATAAGACCGCAGTTTGTTTATTATCAGGACCTCTTAATATCTCAACAATATTACCATCTTTCAATATAGCGTATGAATTTTTATCATCAGTAGTTGATGGTAGTCCGGTATTATTAATATATTCTGTTAATTTTTGACTAGCATATATTTTAATAATTGGTGTTAAATTCTTAATATTTTCAACAGAAAATGCAATATTAAAATCAATAAAAAAGTCAGTTATAAAAGAACCGTTATCAGTATATTTTAAGAAAGTAATATTACTAAACCCCACATAAGTTTCTAACGCTTTCCACTCATTAGGATAATTAGTTTTAGATGATTGTAGGGTAATATTCCCACCATTATAAGGTAACGCATCAGGTGTTAAAGTCTGATAATACCCCCATTGATATGGGTCAACAATTTCATAGTTAGAAAACGTATAAAATAATTTTTTATTAAATGAAGATGGGTTACCATATTTAATGAGTAACTTCTTATCAAAAAACTTACTAATCACCGTATTAAAATTAGATAATTGTGTTTGTTGAATGTTTTCAACAATTTCAGTACCTGTTTTACCTGTTTGATTAGTAATTTTCATTAAGTCAATCATCAGACTTTGGAAATTAGTACCAAAATTACTTTCATTTGATGGTTCAGAATCATATTTGGATTTAGAAAAATCTAAGAATTTAGATTCGAATAAATCTAAAACATCTTTTTCAAAAACTGAAAACATTTCACTAATATCTGAATAGTCATATGGTGTACTATTTATTGAGAAATTTTCTTGGGTTCTTCCTGACAATATCTTTTTTAAATGTTGTAATGGTGTTGGTTTAACAACTCTACTATTATCATAATAACCATAATTAGGTAATGACCAAAATAATCGTACTGACCCATTATACATTGATGTGTTACCCGAAACTTCTTCAGTTAAAATATCATTTTTAAAACATTCATTATATGTTTGATTTAAAACACTTCCAATTGAGGGGAATGTAAACATATTAGCCCCATCAACAGACTCAACATAAGTACTCCAAGGAATTATGGTTAAAGTTCTATTAACATTATTTTCGTCAAATCCCTTACTTTTTTGAATTAAAGCACTCGGAACATATTGTAATTTAACACCAAAATTATCAATACCATATTGTAAATCAGTACTAGTATAACCTGTAAAGACTTCAAAACCTTGATAAAAAACGTTAAAATCATTTATCAATTTAGGATAAAACCCTGTGTTAATTAATGAACTAGTTTGACTACCTAACGTCGTGTTTTTTTCTAATATAATATCAACGTTACCACCATTTATAGTTAAAATATAATCCTTAGTAGTAGCTGAAGTAACAGGGTCAAAATTAGTAACATAATCAAAATCTTTCCATACATTATCTAATATGTCGACACCACTTTCGATATATTTTTTATATCGATGCCAAATAGAACCTAATTTTAATATCCACACATACGGCACATCATGTAAAGCACCGAATTTTTTAAGAGTTGCAAAAATATAATCTAAATCAACAGATGTATTATTATCATATTTCTTATATTTCTCCCTTAATGTTGATAATGGTAAACTGTTTAAAAATAAATAAGCACTACTGACAAATGGATTAGTATCAAAATTCCTAAAGTTTTTTATACCTTCTTGTATCGAATTAATAAAGTAAGGTGTGTTTAACATTGATACCGTTTGGTTTGAAATAACGTTACCACTATAATTAAAATAATTTAAATTACCTTCAGTTACTATTTGTTTATCAGGGGTTCTACTTCTATAAAAATCCGCTAAATTTGGTGATTTTTCAGGTGTAGGTGTGATAACATCTTTATAAATAAAATTAGTAAAAGGGTATAATTTATCAGTATTAAAATTAGTTATAGATTTTAATGTAGTGTTAAACGTTAATACTTTAGTTGTATTAAACGCATCATTACTAATATTAAATGAACCACTATCAGATAAATTAGTTTTACACCAATTAGTATCAATAAAAGGGTATGTATCTAAAATATCAAAATTATTACTTGTTGTTGAGTTTGAAATATATTCAACAAAATCTTTTTCTTTAGTTAGGCTAAGTAATGGTTTTGTTATATCATTATTAATGACATCCTGATTTATAAAAGAAAACGAACTATTTTCTGATTGTGATTTAATGTAAGGCGTATTAAAAATACCTCTAATAAAATTTTGCCAGCTAATACCGACACCCTCATTTGAAATATGTTTTAACAAACTAATAAAATTAGAAGAATTAAATCCATATTCTTTTAGTTTCTTAATTAAGAATGGATTATCGTTTGATAAACTTTCTTTAATATTTAAAAGTTCTGATTCTGAAATTAATTCAGCTATTTTATCTTCATTTGTTGAAATACCGTTAGAACGTGTTAATCTACTATAATTAGTAATTGAAAATATTCGTTCAAAAATCTCGTAAAAGAATTTTACTTCTTCTTTATTTTCATAAACAGTATTTGTGATTGGGAATTCAATCGCATTAAGTGTTATTCTTTTAGTATCAGTAACTTCATTAAATTTAGGTTGACTTATTTTAGGTTCAACACCTCTATCAGTATAACCTCTTAAAAATTCTTCGACAAACTCAATTTCAGGCCAAACATCAAATTTAAAACCATTGGTTTCCCCAACAACATTGTCGTCACCGGGATATCTTAATTCAAATCTTTCATAACCATCATCACCATTAGTCGATACCATATATGTCGGCCAAGGATAAACCGGTAATTTCTCATTAGACCCCGAACTTATATTATCGGGATTAGCATTAGATGTATCGTTTTTAAAGATAGCTCTTTTTCTTTCAATATTATCTCTCTCAATCCAAGCCGTTTTGTGAGTATCATCTAATAATCGTAAAAACGCTTCACCATTCGCAAATACAACACCTAAAACATTTCTAATTGTAGGTAGGAATCCTATCCCATTGTCAGAACTTTGAATTAAGTTACTTAAAGAATCTGTTAAATCATTTTCGATTTTTTCTTTCCATGAGTTGAGACTTTTATTCATTTTCTCAATTCTATCCATAAAACTATTGTCACCTTCAAAATAAAACCATTCAACTTTTTCTTCTAAATTACCATCTTTTTTAACAAGTTTTTGATTACCAATTTTTTTAACAATAATGTCCGCTTTAAATTTATCTAATTCTTCAACAGTCGGTATACCTTGTTTACCCGTAACTTGTCTATAAGTTTCAGTTACATCAATGTCGTCAGATGTGAATTCGATTTTAAAGATATCAGTATTAGTTATAGTAAATGGTATTTCCGAAACAGTTTTTTTTCCGTTAACGGTATAAGAACCATTAATACCTAACGTTACATTAGAATTTAATATATTTTTATATTTTAATATCAATTCATTTAACGAAGCTAATGAATTAGCTCTATCCTGCATTTTAATTTCAGGTTTAAATGTATAAACTTTTATTTTTTTATTTATAGAACCAACAACATTTGGATTATCAATTATTAAATAATTAACTTTATCCATATACTTATCGAACCATGATTTAGAAAATTCGTATAAGTACACTTCACGTTTAAACTCGTTTAATTGTGTTTGATATGAAACCACATTAGTTAATGGGTCAGTATTAGTTTTAACAAATGAATCAAGAGTGTTTGTTACAAAATTTTCAATTCTATAACGTAAACCCATTAAAGTCATTTCTGGAAAATTTTCAGGTACTAAACCTTTAGTTTTAAATTCACTATAAACTTCTTTAATTTTTTCATAACCTTTAGATGAAATAACATCTTTAACTTCAGTTAAGTTACCACCCCCACCACTTTGTGGTTTAATTGAATATGTTGACTTATACATATTAGATACCGCCAATAAGTATTTCATTTGTACTTCAGCTATACACGAATATTTATAAGTGTAAAAATTTAATTTTAGATGAAAATTTCCTGTACCTGTATCATATGAAGCATCAAACGTTCTCATATATAAGGTATACTTAACTGCTTTACCATAATAACCTTTAATCGTTAACGTAAATGGTGGATAAGGCATGTTAAAAAACGCGGCATATGGTGAACTATTACCAGCTTCAAATAACGCTCTACCTTTAATATCAATTAAATTAATCTCAAACGTTGGTAGAAAATCAAGTCCTTGTCTTATATTAATAGAAACAATACCCAATAATCCCGTATCAGTTGCAGTTTCTTTACCACTAGAATATATGGTTTGTCGTATATAAAAATCATTACTTTTATTAGGATTAGTAACCGATGTTTGATTCGGTTGATTAATACCTTCACCCTTTAATGAATCTTTACCTGTTAACTCATCAGTCCAACTATTATCTAAAAAAGTTTTATCACCCGGTTTTAAAAAATTTATAGTTGCAACGGAGACTGTTTGTATAGAATCATTATAAGCAGCACCTATCGCTAATTTAGTTCTTGGTAATAACTTACACTCAAGATTAGCATACATTACTAAATTTTCATGACTTACATATCTTTCTTTAGATTTACCGTTATTATCAAGTACTTTATTTGGGTCAACTATTATAATATTGTTGTAATCAAAATCGACTAATATGTTTTCATTGTTATCTACCATAATAAAAGAAATGTGTTTCTAATTGATTGTTATAATCTTGTAAAGAAGCTACTAAAGGATATGGAATTGTCAATATAGAACCATCAGTTATATTCCATTCTTGTCCCCCAAATTTAGGATTAGCCAATAATATTAACCACCCAAAATATGGTGTCCCATAATTTTGTTGTGATATTTTATCAAGTCTCGATTGACCAATTTTGTAAATATACCGTTTATCAGTGCTTTTACTCGTTAATTCAACATAAGGAACAACAGTTTGTTGACCATTAATTAAAAAATTACCATATCGATTATAATATTGTCTACCAGCCATAATTAATTAAATTTAACTTTACCATCAAATGTTTTAACATCAGTATTAGGGTTTAGTGGTGCGTATAAATCTTTTAACGCTTTTTCTTGTGTATCCTTTTTAGCGGGGTCAGGAACTGTCGTAAAATTAAAAACTCTAGTTTTACCTTTTTTATATAAAAGTGTTTCAATGTCTTTAGTGTATTTCGTAAATTCAGAATCTGTTTTAAATTTACTGTATAATTTTTCTTCAGACTTAACTTCGTCACTATAAGTATCTACTAAATCATCAACAATTTTATTGAATGTTTTTTCTAATTTTTTAGGTTTAGTAACATTCTTCACATTCGCCGTCATTATTTGTTTTTTAAAATCATCTACTTTATTTTTATCCATAAAAATTCTAGAAATAACCATAAAAAATGTCATATCTTCTCGACTTCCGTTAAATTTAGATATCGGTGTAAAACTACCATCAGTAACTGTTGTTACAGGTATTATTTGTTTGTTACTAAGAGTTATCAAATATTCTTCTAACTGAATATATACCGTTAAATAATCACCGTAAAATTCTTCATATGTATCAGCGTATACAACATTAGGACCTGTATTAGTAACTTTATCTGTTTTGGATATATTATATATCTTAGGGACACCCGTTTCAAGTAATTTACCATCACTTAAACTATTAACAAAATTTAGTTTTCTTATATACTGTATATATTCTTGTTGTGGAGTACTTAATTTGTTATTAACAATATTATTAACATCTAAAACCATTGACGATTTAACATTTCTAATATATGTTATTAAATTATTTTTAATAATTGTAATAACACTTTCATCGGTAAACTTTTCATTAGTTAATTTACTAATGATAGGATTAACACCACTACTAATATCACTAATAGCTAAATTAAATAAATTATCCAAACTACCGCTAACGTTAGATGGTTTACCATAGATATACGTTTTATTTTTAACCGCCGGTGAATTAGTTTCTAAAGTACCTTCTTTAAAATTACGTTCACGATTAATTGTCTGTAACACACCATAATTGGTTTGTTTTACAATTTCTTCTAATGTATTATAAATGTTAGTAAAATACGTTTTTGTATTATCTAATAATTTATCCATTATCGTTTTATAACTAATCTCACCTGTTTCACCATTAGCATTTAACGGTACTGTTGAAATAATTTCTCCTATAGTCGACGCAGCATCATTTTGTTTATTATCAACAACATTATTAACGGTAACCGGTGGTTGTTTTGCTAATAAAGCATCTAAAACTTTTTTATCAATAGCTGAAGTATCTTCCGTTGGAGTTGCTCTTTCATCATATATTTCAGTATTAGCATAATAATTAAACGATAACGCATTTTGTAATTGTTCAACAGGTTTCGCTAATCCCATACCCCCAATCATGTTAAAAGTTAATGTTACTTTAGCAATCATTGGTTGCACACCAATCCCTTCAGGATTAATATCAAAAAGTAGTGGGTCATAAGTTATAGATAAATTATTTGGAATTATTTTAGTGTTGTAAAAATCACCAATTCTTAAAATTAACACAGGTGGAGCACCAAAAGACGTATTCATAGCATCACTATTCTTTGGTTTACCATCAGTACCAATAATAGGTATTGTTTCACCAGGTCTCATACACTGATTTAAAAAAACCAAACGAGCATTTAAACCTTCAGGTGTCATTGAGTGAAACGCAGGATTAAAATATTTAATTTTTTCCTTAATTGATGTATAAATCATTGGGTCACTTTCTTTAATAACCTCAAAATAATCACATTCTGACAATAAATTTCTTAATATTTTTTTAGATAAACCTTCTTTTAGTTTCTTTTCAATAGAAACTGTTGGTTGTGGTTTTGGTGATGGTATTGCTTGAGTCGTTGCGGTTTCAGGTTTAACAACTTCTTTAGGTAAAGTACTATCTTTTTTAGTTTCAGGTATAGGGTCAATTTTTATTTCTTTAATTTTAACACGTCTACACGCCATAGCACTTGTAGAATACTTTTGTGAATTTGAAGTGACTACACCATTTTTATCTTTAATATCCTGATTACAATTAACTTCTTGACCTGTTGGGGAATCATTAATTTCCTTATTATCGATAGTATAAGATTTCGGAATTACAGTATCTTCTCCTCGACCCGTAGCCGATTTAATATTAAATGTTTTACCTAAAAACTTACCAAGTGATTTACCACCAACTTCTTTAGTTTCAAAAAACTTTCTAACAGAATCAATTCTTCGTTGTGATAATAACGCGTTATAATCATTACTAGCCGTTGCGGACGCCGAACCTTCCATTATAATAGTTATAGTACCTAATTTTTTTTCTAAAATATTATAAGCATCTATTATGAAATTTTTATCACCACCACAAAACTTGTTATAGTTACCTGTCACAAAATTATCAAAAAAAGATTTAACATTTTTTTCAGAACCATCGTTAAATGTTTTTTCAGATATTTTAACATATTCATCTATATTAGATGTCGATACATAAGAATTATATGCCGATTCAAAATTAACGTTAGAAACCGTACCTTTACTAGGTCCCGGTACATCATTATCAAAATAGAATCCAAAATCAATATAATTGTTTTTAAACTCATCTAATGCCGGGTCAACGATAACTTCTTTATTGTTATTATTGTTAGTTATGTCTGATGTAGGTGTGTTATTATTATTTGAATTACCGGCAGGTATATTCTTAATAATATTAGATACTGTTTCAACATCGGTTAATCTTGGATTATTTAAAATTTGTTGATAAGTATATAACTCATTAACAGGTATTGTATTAAATTTAATAGCTAATTCATAAATGTCATATTTAACACATCCCGCAAAAAATGAATTAATAATAGAATCAATTCTTTCTTTCGATTTACCTTTTAATTGTTTATCAACTATCGTATTCATAATTGAAGGGTGGTCAACAATTATTTTCCAACTTAAACTACCTGTTCTATTAGTATCTTTATAGGTATAAATTGGTTCAGGACGACCTAAAAATGTGGTTGGTTGCCAATTAGCAGTACTACTATCATTAAACGAAATATCATACGGAGGAAACCACATTACGCGACCCCCATTAGGTCCTTTTTCACAAACAGGTAAGTCATCATATCTAAACCCATCTCTACTCGATGTTCTCCAAGCTAAATTCTCAATTGAGAACATATATTTTTTAGCTACGAAGTCACCTTTAGAATTTTGTTGTATATTAGTAGAACCAGGATTTTTAAGTGGTGCGATATTCAAATTAAACGTATTATCTAATACTGAATTAGTAAATCTCCTACCCGATGTTGTAATACCATCTGTTTTTTGTAAATCAGCGTAAGTATAATAAGGTGTGTCTTTAGTAAATACTCGACAATATTCGATACCTTTTTCATTACCTGTTGTATTATCAAGATATGATAAAACTTGAGACCCTTTAGTTATTTCTTTATAACCATCATTAAAAACCTTACTAACTTGATTAATAGCATTACCTACATGTTTTAAACGATTAATTCCCGATACGTTATCTGCTGAATCAACTAATCGTTGGGTATAATCTAAAATAGAACTACGTTTAAAAATTAAGTTAGTGGATTCTGCTTTAGAATATAAACTACTTATTTGATTAAATTCATCGTCTTTACTACCACTACCTCCGCCAGGTACTGCGTGAAATCCAGCATTTGATTTATATTTAGGTGAAACCCAAACTAAACCACCATCAAGACCACCACCATTACTTGTTGATTTACCGGCTAATCCAAAATTTAATTGACCAATATTACCTTCGAATAATTGTCCAATTTCGGAAGGTCCGTATACAGGTGTCGAACTTTGTTCTCCAAATGGAGTGATAGGTACAGCCCCCATAGGGGATGTTATAGATGAAGGTTCGTTAGTTTTACTACCAACATAATACGTACTATTAATATCACCGTTTATATTGACAGCGTTAAGTAATAACGAAGTGATTCCCACACCAACATTAGATGTTGTTTGACCTTTTTTATCGTACCCAGGACTATATCTATTATAACTAAGATTATTAAATAATAACGAAACTTGACCATCACCTGAGTTATTAATAAAGACTTGGGATGGTTTTGTTTTTGTTGTTAAAATCGGACCTAAAAATCCCCCTGTTAATTTATTAACAACGTTTAAAGCATTAGCCGTTTGATTAGTTAATGTATTAGGTTGATTTGAATCGTCAAAATAATCACCAGGAATAGTTGATGTTGGGAAATAACTTCCCGATAATCTACTTTGTAACCCACTATCAATACTACCGACAGTTATATTAAAAATTTGACCACCTGTTAATGTTTTTTTAGTTTCAACATTAATTCTTTCAGATAACGAAAAATTTAATCGTTTAGAACCTATTTTAGCAATAAATGAATCTTGAGATAAAGAACCATCACTTCCTGTAGGATTATCATATTTTAAAATATCATAAGCGGTATATGTTGAAGCGTTAAAACTATTTAAATATGGTAAAAAAATATGTCTTTTATTAATAGTATCGATAACATCATACGTAGATTTATACCCACCTAATGGTATGTAAGTATTAATAATAGCCGGAGATTTAGGTAAACGATTTAAAAAGTTATTACTTAAACTTAATAAATAACTTTCGTTAGGTTTGTAAGGACCTTGATTTGGTTTAACAGGTAATGGTGGTCTGTTAAAACTAATATTCAAATTATAACCACCATTAGGACCGTAAGTATTTAACGGATATAATTTACTTGCAAAGGGGTCATTAGATATTAGAGTATCATCTGAATCTTTAACCGAATAATTATTAATAGGTGCTTCATAATTTAATGGACCTGAAGGTGGTGTATAATTACCAACAACAGAATATTTTTTTAAATTCTTTACCATCAAACTATTTCTAAAATTGTTTGTTGATATGAAAGACAGTGAACTATTCGACATTGTATTTTTTTATTATATAAATAGAATGTTTATATATTTTTTTATCATCTTATTTAGGTTTTAATTGACCGTCAGATGTTTTAGCATTGTCAATTATTTTAATGAGTTTCTCACGGAATTCAGTTGAATTAATAATTTCATTTAATTTGGCACTATCCATAGTTGGTGGAGCGTCAATTTTAACATTTAAATCTAAAGCACCGTTAACTGAAACTTCTCGTTTACTTTCAATTTTTTCCTCAACTTTACCTTCCGGTAAATTTTGATTTTTAGTACTTTCATCGCTCGGTAAAAATAATAATGATTTATTTTGTACCGTTTCATCTTTACCTAGTAAATTACCGGTTATTCTACTGCCAGCACTACTTGATGTTTGTAAATCAAGTTTATTTTTCTTAAAAATCTCTGACATCTCCGTAAATGTTTCTTCAGCATAATTACTCATGTTAGTGAACATTTTACTCACAACTTTACCAACATCCTCAATTGTACCTTTACCTTTAGATATATCTTCAATAACATTAAGAAATTCCCCCAAATTACTATCAATACCTTCTCTAATTGTTTTAGGTGATAACTTTTCTCCTTGGAATAATCCTGTTGTTTTTTCGGTTAATTCACTTGATGTTTTTATAAGCATTTCACCGGTTTCACTAGAACCAATTGCCCTACCAGTAACACCTTTAAGTGAATTGATAGCACCTAATTGTTTTGTTTGTACATCTAATTGTTGCTTCGCCAAATCTTCCATAGTAACAGGCTTTGAAGCTTCTATTAGTTTTTCAAACTTATCTTTATCACCACCAACTTCTTTTAATACCTTTTCTAAATCTTGTTCTAAACCACCAACTTTAATTTTCATTTCCCCACCTTTACCGATTTCAGTGATATTCGCTAAGAATTCTTTTTGTTCTTCAGTTGCAAATTCAGGGAATTTAATCTTGTTTAGTTTTAAATCCAATTCACCAGCACCTATCGCCATTTTAGCAAATTCTGAGACACCAATACCCGCCGCCTGTGCTACTTCTCTCATTCTACGTTGAGCACCCGGCATTATTCTTATTCTTCCTGTCTTCGCATCTAATTCCGTAAATGATTTAGATAATTCACTTAAAGATTCTTGTAATTCTTCAGGATTATTCTCAGCCATATTCATTAACCTTAACGGGTCTAATAAATTACTTTGTTGAACCCCTAATCTTTGGAACGCGGCCGCCATTTCAATAGCACCTTCAGGTTTAAACGCTTTTTCAGCCGATTTAAATATTTCACCCATATCAATTCTCATTGACGCCGCTTGTACTGCCATTTTAGATAATCCATCAACACCATTAGAAAAATTATATAAGTTTAATTTACTCATATTTGTCATAACCATAGAGGATACCGCTTGAGCACTTACACCAACTTCTCTAGCTCTACTAACAACACCTTCCATTTGTTCGGCAATACTATATAATGAAAAACCAACTTCTTTAAAATTTTTGATTAAACTATCACTTTTTTGTCCTGTAACTAATTCGGTCGCATATAATTTTTCGAAATAGTCAGAACTAACAATAACATTACGATTTAGGTTATTAATAACACTCTTTTGTATTTCACTAATTTCCGCATAACCACCACCTAATTTAGCAATTGATGAATATGAATCAGCCAATGCAGTTTTAATAGCAATTGCCGATTCTCGACCAACCCCCATAGTTCTGGATATTGTCGAATACCGAGTATCTAAATCATATATTTCTTTTTTTATAGATTCAAATTGAGTATTACTCCTTAATACATCGGCAATTGTTTTACCGAGCATGTCAGCAACCTCTTTAAAAGGTTGAGAACCTTTATTTTCTTCACTACCAGCCATAAATTATAATGTTTTAATAATATAAATACACCAAAGTATTATTTTACTTTGGCGTATTATCTTCGATAATTCGATTGATTAAATGTTTTCTCATATATGTAGGTATGATTAAATAATCACTATATGAAACTCTAAGAAATTTTGATAAAACGTAAAATTCCTCAATTAACGTTTTACTATAATTAGAAGAAAGGGCGAAAAAAGTCAACCCCAAAGGATACGTTAAACGTCACCTTTTCTCCTGATGGGGCTAAAACTTGTCTTTTTAAATCTAATGAAGGTGTGTTATCCTGTATAAAATTACGAATATATTTTGAATCAGATATCGGTAATTGTTCAATAAATTGAGATATAATACTTCTATCACTATTCCCATTTACTTCTACGATATATTTATTTAACCTCCAAGTAATTAACGGTGCAACACGACCAGCAGGGTAATTATCCGCCATCTTATCTAATTCTAAACCTTCAAAAAAAGTAATAGGTTTTAATTTAACAGATGAACCTGTCTTAGGTAAAGTAGTTGTAAATGTACCGAATTCATCAGGTTTAACTAAAGTTTCTTTAATTCTTAATTCATCTAAAATTTCAGTGTGTGAAAAACTTTTATCAGTCTTAGGGTCAATTAAAGTTACAGTATATTCAGGACCAAAAGAACTATTTCTTAAAAAGATTAAGATTGCCTCAATATCACCATCTAACATTTCTTCAGGTCTAATATCATGTTCGTACAATTTATTACGAAGTAATGTCATCACTATGTTTTCTTTTGAACCATTACTTAATAAGTAATTTTCATCAGCGGCGGTTAAATAACCAACCTTTACACTTTTCTTTTTAGATTTATAAAATGAACCACCACTAGGTAAATAAATAACATCATGAGGTAAATTAAAATTTTCAGTTGCGGCTTGTATTAACGTTTCTTCCATTTCTTTTTTATTATAAAATAATATATAATTTTAAAATATCAAGTAGTTAAATTATATTCCCACCTTATATTCCCACAATCATAAATTCTATAAATTTTTCTATTAAACATAATTTCTTGTTCGGTTAAATTCTTATCATAACCTTCTTTAATTAAGATAGATTTACGATAATTAAACCTATGTTTTCTAATATCGTTAATTATATACCAATAATTAGGTTTAGATTGTGAAATTTTAACAAACCCTAATTTTTCATACATACCACCATTAAATATTCTTATATCAGAATACGAAATGATTTTTTCTGGGGTATATTTTTTTATAAAATATTTTAATAATTTTGAAGCACCACCTATTACATTAAAATTAATTAGATTACAAAATCTATTTAATTCCCATTCAGTTTTTTTACCTCCCATTATAATTCTACCACTAGAAAATGTCATTAAAGAAACTAAGTTGTTTTCATAAAATAAACCAATCCTAACTTTAGAATTAACATTCCCTTGAATATGATTATTATTTAAAAACATTTTAGAGTCATTTGAACTTATTTCACGTATATCACATTTTCTAGCGTATATTTTGTTAGAAAAAAAACCAATTCGATTATTTAATATCGACTTAACAATGTCTTTTTTATAAATCCATTCATCTTCAAAGATATGAATCAATTCGATTTTATTTTCGTTACACAAGTTTGTTTTATTTAAATGATAATTTTTATCTTTAAACAATTCATTGTGCCAATATAAACCATTAAATTCTATACCTAATGAATAATCAGGTAAGAAAATATCAATTTCACTTTTACCGTAAGAAATTCTTTTATTTGGAATATACTTTATATTTTTTTCATTAAAAAAATCACAAATCTCGTTTTCATATCCACTTCGTTGGTTTTGACCAATCGGATTACAGACTGTACATATTTCATAATTTCTTTTATTCCTTTCATATATTAATTGTTTTGTAACAATGTAATAGGAATCACATTTATCACATAAAATTGTTACATTATCTTTAATAACATCTATTATATTGATATTATCATAAGTTTTTTTAAAAGAAGTTATTGTTTGATTTTTATATTCAGTTGATTTACTGAAATTATCATTTCCGTATTTATCAATACAAGTTTGTTTATATTTGTCATGGTTATTATAGTTAAAATCCCCATATTTTTCTAATTTAGTATTTTTACCCTTTTCATGATTATTATAATTTTCATCACCAAATTTTAATAATTTACTTAACTTTTGTTTAGTTAAGAACTCATCATGTTGGGGATAATAATCGACCCCATAATTATCATTCATCGTTTTTTTAATTCTCTTCAACATTTCAGTTTTATTAGAATTAATACATAATACAGAACAAAATTCACCGTATGGTTTATCAAACCTATCTCTGAATTTTATTTCAGAATTACAAGTCAAACATTTAGGTCTTTCAGTTAATTTGTTGAAAAAAAAATAAATCTTTTCCTTAAATGAAAGATTTATTTTTAAATTTTCACAATACTCGATTATATCAGTATATAATTGAGGATGGTTTTTAGATAACCAACTTTCTTTTGTTTTATAGCCCGATTTATTATCAACTGTGAAAAAAGAAAAATCCATATATCTATCAAGATTATTTGATAAATATATGGATTTAATTTAATAAAATCAATCTTTTAGTATACTAATATACAACGGTCAGGTCTTAAAACAGCATCAATAGTAACCAAACCATCATTACCATAACCCAAACTACCATAGTTAACACTCGATAAAAATGTACCTTCAAGTATCCATTTTTCAATTACAACACCAGTCGGGTCTAACATTTCTAAATCGACGTTTTTCTTGTAACCTGCGGCGTAACCCATACGACCTGTAACTGATTCGGCACATAACCTAACCCACTCCATTAACGCTTGAGTAGCTGAAGGTCCAATAGGGTCACGAAATTTAACACTAATAGTACCCCATGTAAATTTACCCGCAACGTAAGTTTCGGTATTTAAAAATGGGATTGCAACAGGGTTAACAGTAACAGTTGGTCTTGATGCTGATTCAACATACCATTCATTTATTCCTAATTCTGATGGAAATCTAAGAATAAATCTATTCTGTCTTTTCGGCTCATAAGGGACCGGCATTTTCATTAGTAAGTCTGCCATAATATTATTTTTTTTACTTTTTTTATTATATTTTTATATTTGTTATCTTAATGTGAAATAACATTATTAATAAATATCAAGTAAATAGAAAAAATATAAAATTATTATTTTTTTTGATACTGATAGTAAAATAGAAATTAATAACATGAAGGTTAAAATTTATCTATTTACTTTTAAAAAAAAAATCAATATTTTCTAGTCTAGAATCCAGTTATTTATAATATTATTTAATTA